AGATTCCGCAAAGATAGGTTCAAGTGGAAATTACGCACAGATAGGTTCAAGTGGAGATTACGCACAGATAACATCCAAGGGTAAACATTCAGCTGTTATGGCAGCAGGCTATCAGTCGCAGGCAAAAGCTAAAAAAGGTAGCTGGATAACACTTGCTGAATGGGTAAGAACGGATGATGAAGATGAAAAAGGCTTTAACATTTGGATTCCTAAACATGTAAAAACAGAATATGTTGACGGAGAGCGAATCAAAGAAGATACATTCTACAAATTAGTAGATGGCGAATTTAAAGAAGTGGAAAGTGAGGATTAATTATGGCAGAGAATACGGCAGTTACGGAAAAGAAAGCGTTTACCACCTCTTTAAGTGAGTGGAGCAATACAATGACAGGGCTTATTATCAATGATTATAAGGCTGTTGGAATGGATATGGACGATTACGCAAAAGAGTGTGCTATGGAAGCTATGACAAGCATATTTAATCTTGTTAAGAATGACCCTAAGATTAATATGGGAAATCTTGATACAAGTAATTTGAGAGGCATTGTCAAGCGTTGTGCAAGCCTTAAATTAAATGCTAGTGCATATCCAAGAGAGTGCTATTTCCAGTTAAGAAGTGTAAAGGTGGGAGTTGACCCACAGACAAACAAGGATATATGGCAGAAACAGGTTGAAATGGGAATCGAGGGTACAGGCTATGATTCCCTACTTGCTAATTACGGAAAAGATGTTAAACAGGTATATCCGTATTGGGTAATTAAAGAGGGTGACAAGTACATACCACCTAAGCATAAAGGACTTACAGTTACAGAGCCAGAGTGGGAAGAAAGCGGATTATCTGATAAAGCGGTAAGAGTTGTATATCCTGTTAAGCTATTAGACGGCACAGTAACATATCTTTCTGCTGATAGAGACAGTGTTAAGGTAAATCTGTTAGCGCATGTTAAGCAAAACATAATGAATGAGACTTTTGGTATTTGTGAGGATAGATACCACACCACACCAAAGCAGAAAGCAGAAATTAAGGCTAAGAAAGACGAGATACTCAATGCCTTAAGAGTGTGCAAGACGGTTGATGAAATGCTTGAATGTGAGCTTGCAAGACCTTTTATAAGCGGTGCTTGGCTTGATACCCCAGAGAGTATGATACAGAGAAAAATGTGTAACAATGCAACAAGGAAATACCCTAAGAATTATGACCCGATGGCAAGACAGGCGCAAGTTGAAATGGACGAGGTATATCAAGTTGCACAGGCTGAAATTGCTGAAAATGCTAATACTGTTGAATTTATAGAAGATAAGGCAGATGTAGTTGACACCACAGCCGCAGAAGCAACAGAAGAACAAACAGACAGCACATTGCCACCATTCTTACAGGAGTAGCCTATGAATAATCCATGTAGAAAATGTGATTTTTGCTTTGTTTATAAAAATCAACACTATCCTTCATATAACGAGGCTTGTAGATTATGTGATAAGCGTAAGAAGTATGAGGAATACAAGCTAAGCAAGCGAATGTTTGTAGCAGGAGATGTGATTACTACTCTTGATGAATTATTAGAGCAGGAATGGGTTGTATGGCAAGGAATGACAAAGCATATAGAAGTTATAAAACATCTTCAGCTTAAATGCGTTATAGGATTGATTGAGGGTGGATATTTGAGAAAAGCTGTTAGAAAGGAGTTTTATGAGAATAATTAGTCAAGACGGAACAATAGATGTTCCGTACAATTTCTTTTCTTTGAGCGTAGCAAGTGGAAAGTATAAAGATGTAGAATATGCTTGTATTTATTGCCACAACATATCCGCACCGCACGGCACGAAGCTAGCAGAGTATTCAAGCAAAGAAAAGGCTTTAAAAGCTATGAAAATGTTGAGAGAGCAGCACGAAAAGATCGCTTTTTTAAAAACGATGATAAATACTGAAAAAGGTGCTTCATTCGTAAGAGGTTTGTCGAAAACTGATTTTGACAAGATGACACAGAATTATTTCCAGTTCTCGAAAGATAATGAGGTGGAAGTATGAAATTAACTTGCTTAGGCTCATCATCAGCAGGCAACTGCTATCTGTTACAGGCAGACAACGGAGAAACACTTATCCTTGATTGCGGTATCGGCATCAAGGAGATTAAGAAAGGCTTGAATTGGGATATAAGGGGGATAAAGGGTGTGATTATAAGTCACACCCACCTCTAGACCATTCAAAGTCATTAAAAGAATTTAAGGCTATGGGAATACCGATTTATGCACCATATTTGAAGATTGATTATATGTCAATGAATATGGGCGGATTTACAGTAAAAACTTTTGATTTAACAACGATAGACGGAAATTGGACACATACCAATGCAGACGGAACACCTTGTCCGATATTCGGCTTTCTGATTACTCACCCGGAAATGGGAAGAATGCTTTACGTTACCGATACAAATTTAATCAAATGGAGATTTAAAGACATAAACCACATTCTCTTAGGTGTGAACTATGACAAGGATTTAGTCGATACTGACAATCCGAAAGCTAATCACGTTTTCAGAGGCCATTTAAGCATTGATACCGCTTGCGATTTTGTTAAGGCTAACGATTCAGACAGCCTACAGAACGTCATAATGTGCCATTTGTCAAGTGAAAATGCTGATAAGGATAGTTTTATTGAGAAAATAAAAAATGCCGTAAATGGGGCGAATGTGGACGTTGCAGAACAGGGTAAGAGCTGGATTTTAAGGAAAGGAGATGAACCACCATTTTAAGCGATTGGAATGACATAAAAGAGCTGATGGATTGCTTTCCAAGGAGCGTTATTAACCATAATGGAGAGTTTATAGCACATATCGTAAGTAACACATATTTTATTTTAAGAGATTGTAACGACAAGGAAGATGTTAAATGCAAGGTTTTAGAGTGGCTTTCAAGACCTGCTTACAAGACAGAGCCATACAGTACAAAGCGAAATAATGATGAATTTCACGGTTTTATCCTTGCAGGAATAAATGATTACCTTGGTACAGATTTTTCGGAGAAAGATATGGAGAAGATTTATATATACTTAGGCAATGCTTGCAATCACAAAAAGACATTGAAATTTATTGAAAGTGGCTATGATATGAGTATTTTGAAAGATGATTAAGGAAAGGAGATGAATGTCCGTTTTGAGGATATTGAGAACAAAGAAACCTATAAATATAGACAAACGATTTGGAAATATAAGAATTTCAACATTCAAATATTCAAAGCCTATTGAAAATTCCAATAAGTGGGAACACTACACAGAAGTTAGCTGCTGGTATGACAATGATTGCGAGAATCGCCCTTGTGGTTGGGAAATCATGAGCTATGAGGGAGAGTGTGGTGATTGTGGGTGCTTGTTCGACAGAAAAGGCGGCTTTGATGTTTCAACATGGAAATGTATGTTGCCTAAGTGGATAAAAAGATTATTTGTTAAACGCAAAGAAAAGGAGTGCCTGTTTTAGGAAGGAGATTATATGTCAAGAGAAATTTGTGGAGAATGCAAATATAACAAGTATTCTACAACAGAAAAGGAATTTTATTGTAGCAATACCGATAGCGACAATTACGGAATAGCGACTATGTATGATGATAGTTGCGAAGATTTTGAAGAAAAGGACGATTAAAGGCAGAAAGGAGACGTAATGGAGAGATTAACAAAGACTTACTCAGATGGAACACACGGAGCTTCTGATAGCTTACCTTGCGGAGAAAACAGTTACGATTATAAGAATTTGCTGATAGAAAGATTAGGCAAATATGAGGACTTAGAGGAACAGGGCAGACTTGTTAAATTGCCTTGCAAGGTGGGAGATACAGTTTATTGTATTTTCAACAGATACACTAAATGTACATTTAACAATGAGGAATTCGATGAATGTAGTTGCCAAGGGTGCGAGTATGAGTGCGACAGCAAAAAAGAAAATTATGTGCAAGATATGAGGGCATATAGCCTTGATTGGATTGTAACAAATTTGAAGAATTTTGGCAAAACTGTATTCTTCACAAAATCAGAAGCCGAAGCAAAACTGAAAGAATTGAGGTGCAACAATGATTGATTGTAATGTTTGCAAGCATAAAGATTGTATAGAATGTAAACACGGAGAGTTGCTCGAGAGGAACAATGTGTCAGAACCTAAAAAAATATCAGTTAGTAACGGAAAAGAATATTGCGGACATTGTGGTTATTTGTGTGAATATGCAAGAGGATATAAAAAGTTTTATTGCATTAGGTGTGGCGGACTTAATTTAAGAAGTTGGAAGAATTGAGAGGCGGAGAAGATGATTAAAACAATAGTATTGATTATACTCTGTCATTTAATGGGCGATTATGTACTGCAATGTGATTTTATTGCACAAACAAAAGGAAAGAATTGGTATCACTTATTTGTACATTGCGCGCTATATTGTGTCCCATTCTTGGTGGTATTTGGCTGGGCATGGCAGTTGGCAGTAATTTTCATTTCACATTTGATTATTGACCCTTTAAAGGCTAGGTGGAATAAGATTACATACGCGCAAGACCAAGTATTACATTATATTATCGGACTTATGTATTTATTATGATTGAGAGGTGGAGAAAATGAGCGATAAGCAGGGCAATCTCACGGACAAAGAAATGGAAGATTTGCAGAACATAGTAACTGATACATTAGCAAGCGTATGTGCTATGGCAGATAAGCACAACATTGACAGAGATAGTATGCTGAAATACTTTGCTGATATGCTCACAGCTTTTACAGAAGTGGCAAGCATACAGGATTATGAAACAAACTACACTTGTAATTGCCAGCATAACAGCAATTCAAGAGAAAATGAGCCTTGTTGCGGATGCGATAACAGACAGACCAATGCCGACAGAATAAAGAATATGTCGGATGAAGAGTTGGCAGAGTTTCTTATAACTTTTAAGAACACATTCGGCGAAGAATATGAGGGAGAAGCTAGTTGTATGGATTGGCTTCAATCAGAAGCGGAAGAAACCACAACAAATATGGAAAACTTAGATGTAAGGAGATAATAACTATGAATCCCAAATGGAGTGAGGAGGAAGTCCTTTTATTAAAAGATAAATATTCTCGCTTAACAAATGATGAATTAATCGCCTTATTTCCTAATAAAACATTTTTGGCAATCTATAAAAAAGCTTATTCACTTAATTTAAAGAGAGATGAAGAAATTAAGTTTTTGAACAGGTCAAAAGCCAAAAGTGGTAAAAATGCTAGTAATTGGAACGGCGGCGTTAGGAGAACAAGAAAGGGATACGTTCAAATATTAATGCCGGAACATAAAAGAGCAGATAAAGGCGGATACGTTATGGAACATATCGTAGTTTATGAAAAAGCTACAGGAATAGAAGTGCCGCAAAATTGCTGCATACATCATTTGAACGGGATAAAAAATGATAACAGAATTGAAAATTTATGTATGATGACAAATTCGGCGCATACAATATATCATCATACAGGACAAAAAAGAAGTGAAGAAACCAGAAAACGAATTTCAGAAAGCAAGAGGAAAAAATATGAATAAAGTGATAATTTCAGGAAGAGTTGTTAGAGAAGTTGATGTTAGATATTCACAGACAGGAAACGGAAGTATGGCGGTAGCAAGGTACACATTAGCTGTTGACAGAGCTTTTAAGAAAGATGGTGAACAGGCAGCAGACTTTATTAACTGTATTGCATTTGGCAAGAACGGAGAGTTTGCAGAGAAGTATTTACATCAGGGAACTAAGATTATCGTTGAGGGCAGATGGCAGACAGGCAACTACACTAACAAAGACGGACAGAAAGTCTACACTAATGATTGCGTTGTTGAAAGACACGAATTTTGCGAAAGCCGTGCTAATCAGCAGAACAATAATAACAATGGAATTATGGGCGGTAATGCTAGTTCAGACAGCTTTATGTCAATTCCAGACAATGTAGCTGATGAGGGATTACCATTTAATTAAAGAGGTGTGAGTATGGTACTGATTAGCGTTGATAAATTAATTGAGGATATTCACAAAAGAAATTATATCAGTAAGGCTTTATCTGAAATATTTGAAACTATCATTGATGAACAACCAATAGCTTTTAGTATGGGAGCTAAACCTATTGATAATTTCGTAGACCCGTTTAAATCAAGAACCGCAACGGAAAATAACCTTGTTGAAGAAAATGCAGAACAATTAACGGTTAATGATATTGATAAGGTTGTGAAACAGCTTGAAGACGAAAGAGAGCTATCATACGCAGATTTTGACAAATATGTTGAAGAAGTCAGTCCTTGCCTTGATGCAGAATATGATGATAGTTTTCAAAGAGGTTTAGAAAGGGCAATTAAGATAATAAAGGCAGGTGGAATTAATGGATAGAGATTGCAATAAATGTATACATCATACTACAGGAACTTGCAGTACTTTTAACTGTGAATTTGTAACAGCTGATGATGTAAGAAATAAGGCTATTGACAATTTTACAAAAGCTGTTGAAGATGCAGGGCTTATCTTTGTTGATGATATGTTTAAGCTAGAAGAGCTTGCGGAACAGCTAAAGGCAGGTGATAACAGTTGAATTATCAGAACATAGCAAGAGCCAAGGCGATAGAACAGGAAAACAAAAAGCGACTATTGAAGCTAAACTCGAAACTGAATGACAAAAGTGGAATATACTTCTTACTCCGAGAAGATGAAAACGGATTTAAGTACGCTTACATCGGACAGGCAGTACATACACTTAGCAGATTGGCAAGCCACCTTGTAGGTTACGAACAGCACATAGACCTTAGTTTGAAACGCCATAAACTGTACGATAAAGAGAAAAATCCTTATGGTTGGCGAGTTGAATTTCTGAATTTCCCCGAAGGTCAGCTTGACGAGAAAGAGAAGTATTACATCAAGCTATATGCCGATAAAGGTTATCAGCTTAGAAATGTCAGTTTAGGTGGTCAAGGAGAAAATCGTGCTAGTGGTTCAATAGGCGAAAGAAAAGCACCTAAAGGCTATATGCAGGGCGTACAGCAAGGTAAAAAAGTGTTAGCGAGGGAATTATCCTCTATCGCTGAAAAACACCTTACAATCCGCTTAAAGCCCGAAAAAGAGCATAACAAGGTATCGCAGAAACAGTATGAGAAGTTTATGGATTTATTGAAAGTAGGTGATTCAGAATGAAGATTTTAAGCAAAAAGAAATACAATAAACTCATTGAAGATTTTGAGCAATTGCAGAAAAAGGTCGAGGAACTCAAAAGAATAAACGAGAGTCTTGGGAAAAGGCTGGAAGATAAAAAGACAAGTTGCAAATTGAACAATGGTAAGGATTTCTGCTTTAAATGCGCAAACTCTTACAAATACAAGACATATTGGGGAACAACAGAAATTGAGCGGTGCGGTTGCTTACTTGATGTTCCTTGCGAATGTTTTGAAAGAAAGGGAATTGGAGAATGAATGATTGCAATGGCTGTAGATACGAAAACAGCACAGATATAGAGGTGCATTTAGAATTTTGTACGAATTGTAAAAGAGCCTATTCCAATGAAGAAGATAGGGAATTTCACGAAGATAAGTATAGAACCATAGACTAAAAATCAAAGAAAGGAATAGGTTGTGCGCACATAAAACCGAGGTTTCCTTTTGGTAAGAGAAAATGTTAGATTTTGGATATTACAACATGGATTGTATGCAAGGAATGAAAGAATTTCCTGACAAATATTTTGACCTTGCGATTGTAGACCCACCATATGGGAGAAAGGAACACGGTGGAAGAAATAGAAGCGGATATGTTAGGCAGAAAAACGGAAGTAAAATATTCGTAAAAGATGGGCAGTACGAAAATCGGAAATGGGATAATGAGCCGCCTTCAGAAGATTACTTCAATGAACTTATGAGAGTTTCAAAAAATCAAATTATTTTTGGCTACAATTACTTTGATTATCCGCTAATAGGTGGTCGTATCGTTTGGGATAAATGCAACGATGGAAGCAACCAGTCAGACGCAGAAATAGCATACTGCAGTATGAATGATAGGATTGATATTTTTCGCTATATGTGGCGAGGTATGTTTCAAGGAAAATCAATTACTGAAGGTACTACCCAGCAGGGTAACAAAAGATTGAACGAAAAGCGCATACACCCAACACAAAAGCCTGTCGCACTATATGAATGGCTATTAAACAGATACGCAAAGCCGAATGACGTTATACTTGATACTCATGTAGGTAGTGCGAGTAGCTTGATAGCTTGCTATAACACTAACCATAAATTTGTTGGGTTTGAGCTTGACGAATACTATTACAAGGTATCAAAACAGAGGTTAGATACCGAAATGGCACAAATGAGATTAAGTGATTTTATAGGGGATACAGTATGACGCCGGACGGACAATTTGAATTAACCGACTTTTTAGGTAAGAAGATTGAGAGTAAATCTGTTATGGACTTGACAGCTTGGATAAATAGTCAAGGCAAAGCACAATATACACAGATTGGTGAAGTTATAAGAAATGCTTACAACTTGAATAAAGACAGTGGAGAACTTATCGAAAGGCTTACAAATGCAGTATCGGTATATGTTCTTAATCAGTCTATTGGATATATGGATTATTTACGAAAGGAAAGTGAGTGATGAAAGACGAAACAAAGCAGGAAATACAGATTTTACTTGACCTACTCAAAGGCAGCCTTACAAGAAATAGTGTAAGTATGGCAACGGACAGAGAGGGTAACTTGATGTTCTTTGATACGTCTACCTATGTTAGAAGTAAAGGCAAGGAATTTGACGGATTCAGAGTTAATATCAACGATTTAGTGAAGTAACAATGTGACAGAACTTGAAGAGGTAGACTATGAATAAAGGTTGGATAAAATTGCATAGGCAACTACTGGATTGTTGGATATGGCGAGTAAATGAACCATTTGACAAGCGTTCAGCTTGGGTTGATTTATTGCTTACCGCTAACCATTCAGATACAAAACTATTATTCAATGGAGAAATAATCACAATAACAAGGGGGCAGATTTTAACATCTGTCCGACAGTTATCAGCAAAATGGAATTGGAGTGTAAATAGAACATATCGTTTTTTAAAAATGCTAGAAAATGAAAATATGGTGCAAAAAGAAAGCAATGATAATAGAACACTTCTAACCATAGTAAATTATAGTGTTTTCCAGTTTTCAGAAAACAGTAACGGAAACACTAACGAACACACCAACGGAAACAGTAGCGGAAACACCGATAGAACACTTACGGAAACGCCAATGGAAACAGTGACGGAACACATACAAGAATGTAAAGAATGTAATAATGATAAAGAATTAAAGAATGATAAGAATATAAAAGAAAAAGATATTACTAACGTAATATCCAAAAAGAAAAGTTATTATCCCGATGATGAATTGCTTGATGAAGCATTTAACGAGTATGTGACAATGCGTAAGAGGATTAAGAAGCCTATATGCACCGACAAGGCATTGCATAGGGCTATGAATGCTCTTGAAAAGTTGTCTGGTGGAGATAATGACTTAGCTGTTGAAATTCTTAATCAGTCAGTAGACCATTGCTGGCAAGGATTGTTTGAACTGAAAGAAGATAATTCTAATAAGCAGGGCAATCAAAATTTCAGTAAGGGTGCTATTGACTGGGATAATGTGTAAAGGGGGGTGACGAAAAACGGGTAGAGTACATGATACACTCAACAAAATAAATTTTAGAAGTGATTATCCGTACAACGGAAAGGTTGAATCGCTCTTAAAAACAATCGCAATTAATAGTGCTATTATATGCGACAAATTAGATACTATTTCTAATCAATTGAAAGGAAGTAGCAATGACAAGAGAAGAAACAGTTAAAATCATCCGCATTATGTCTGATTGCTACCCAAACTACAAGCCTAACAACCTATCAGAGACAGTAGATGTGTGGCAGATGATGTTAGATGAATACAGCTACAATCAAGTGTCGATAGCTTTAAAAGCGTATGTTACATCTGATACAAGCGGATTCGCACCGAGTGTAGGAGAAATAGTTGCTAAGATACAACTTGTATCGCAACCGCAGGAACTTGACGGAATGGCGGCGTGGGGATTGGTTAGCAAGGCTTTAAGGAATGGCACTTATGGGGCAGTTGAAGAATTTAACAAACTACCGCCACTTGTAAAACAGGCTGTAGGTATGCCAGACAACCTTAAAAACTGGGCGACATCAGACTATCAGACAATAGAAACAGTTATACAATCTAATTTTCTAAGAACCTATGAAGTAGTTGTTAAGCGTGCGAATGAAATAAATCGTATGCCAGACGATATCAAATCACTTATCGAAAAGACGAATGCAAATTCGTATAAGGCTCAAATCGAGCAAAAATTCCAAAGAGATATAAATACATTACAAATTAAAGAAAATGCCCTTGTTGGTCAGAATATAAACGCAGAGAATTATATTGAAGCACCTCAAGATATTCAAGAAAGAATAAACGCCATGAGGTAAAATTATGAAACCTAAAAATTGTATTTATCCAGATTGTTTTAATTGTATGTTGGAAGATTGCATATATAACGAACTTGAGCAGATAGATACAGCTCAACAAGACAAATTTGATAAAGATATTGCTTTTGAAAATAAGTTGGAACACTTAGAGCCTAAACAGAGAGCAAAAGCTATATACGACAGAAAGTACGAACAGACAGAAAAAGGCAAAGAAAGACGCAGGCGATACAATCGGTCAGAAGCGCATAGAGTTAGTCAGAAGAAATATTTTCAGACAGAAAAAGGCAAAGCTACGCAGAAAAGATATAAACAATCTTATAAGGGCAAGGCTGCGCAAAATAAAATAAACGCTAAGAGAGTTGAAACAGGTAAAAACGCTATCTACTGTAGAAGATACCGAGAGAAAAAGAAAAGAGAGGCTATGCTAAATGAGTAAGTCAGAACAACGAAGATTTCAAGAACAAATGATGAGAGTTCAGTTAAATAGGCAAAAGAACAAAGAAAATAAAGAAATGTTTGGTAATGCCTTGATAATTCTGCTATGGGTGCTACATGACAAGTTCGGATTCGGTAATAAGCGATTGGAGCGGCTTATTGACGAAATCAATAAATTTAATGAAGATTTCAATGCAGGACTTATAGACCCGAAAGAGCTTATTGAACAGCTGGAAGAAGAAACAAAAATAAAAATTAAATATTAAGGAGTATGGCTTTATGAAATTTTCAGATTTTACAAAGCCAGAACTTGAAAAGATTATTGAAAATGCCAATTTTACCGAGGAAGAAGAGAGAATATTCAAACTTCTTTCTCGGAATTTTACACAAAAAGAGATAGTTGCACGATTATGCGTATCACAAAGAACTCTTGAAAGGAGAATAAGGAACATTAAAAATAAAATTGAAAGGGTGTGCTGTGATTGGAATTAACAGACAAAGAGTTGTTGAATTATGTACTAGAGAATGGTATTATTTCTCGTGACGATGTTCAAAAACAAATTGAAATGAACGAAAGGAAAAAATATTTAAAAGCACACAATAATGAAATCTGGCAAGGAAAGGATAAGAAGTGGTATACATACTTGCCAGACGAAAGCACATCAAGCGGCAGAAAGCTGCTAAAGCGTTCAACGCAAGAGTCTCTTGAAGATGGAATTGTGGAACACTACAAGAAACTTGCTAATGAACCTTTAGTTAAGGCTGTATTCAAGGAATGGGTAGACCAAAAACTTGAATATCACGAAATCAAGAAGCAATCATATGATAAGTATAATGATAACTTTGCCAGATTTTTCACTAATGAAGCATATCACATGGCAGATAATAAAATCAAGTACATTACAGAAGATGACTTAGAATGCTTTATTAAGACTGTTATTGCCGAATGTAAGCTTACACATAAGGCATATTCTGATATGCGAATCCTTATTAATGGCATTTTTAAATATGCCAAGAAAAAGGGGTATACTAATCTAAGTATCACACAATTTATGGGAGACTTGGATTTATCACGCAGAGCTTTTACTAAAAATGTGAAAAAGAAAGAGGACCAGGTGTATTTCGAGGATGAAATTCCAAGAATCACAGAATATCTATGGCAACGATATGATATAAGGAGTCTGGGATTATTACTTATGTTTGAGTGTGGAATGAGAGCTGGCGAGTTATCATCACTTAAGTTTTCTGATATTCACAACACTGTACTGAAAGATGGAACTATTAAGCATTATATTTCTATACAAAGAACAGAAATTAAGGTCAGAGATGAAAATGGGAAATGGGCTAAGATAGTAAGCGACTATCCTAAATCTGACGCAGGATTAAGAGATATAATTATTCCAGATAAAGCTGTAAATACTGTTAAGGCAATTCGCAGATTAAATCCTTTTGGAACTTATATGTTTGAAGAAAAGGGAGAGCGTATAAAGGAACAAGCATTTAACAGAAAGTTGCATAAGATATGCAAGGCACTAGATATTAATTATCGTTCCACGCACAAAGTCCGCCGGGCATACAGTGTTGCATTGTATGATAATTGCGTGAGCGACACTGTTATAACAGAAATGATGGGGCATACAAGCATTGAGACAACAAGAAAATATTACATTTACAGTAATAAGACTGATAGAACTAAGATTGAGCAAGTTAATAATGCTATCAATTATTAGGATTTTGATTACAAAGTAATCAAAGTAATCAAGGCACAAAGTCAGAAGCCCAGTAATAGAGCGGAATAAGGAAGTGGTCAATGCAGTTCGATTCTCTCATCCCCTGCTATTTTTTCAAGGAGAAGAAACACTGCAAACCCGCATAAACACTGAATGAAAGGAGATTTTTTGAACATCGTCTTTTTGCAAGAAAATAAAGAGGTAATCAAGAAAGTAATCATAGAAGTTCAGCAAACGCCGTAATGGCGTTATTTTTTTTGCTTATTTTTGGCGGATAACTGTCTAATTTATGGCGGTTAATCCGTCTTTTTTTATGCAAAAATATAGTTGAAAGAGAGGTAGTGCGAATGTTTTCTGATGAAGTTAGGGAAAAGATTTTAAGCAAAGAAGAATTACAGAAACTGGATTTAGTAACATTATCTCTTGTTATCCACGCAATCGAGGAAGTTTTAGAGGAGGTAGAAGATGATAAACAATCCTTATCAGACAACACCTATGATGAATAATTCTTATATGCAATCTCAAAATCCATATATGGATAGAATGAACTTTTTACAAAATTATCAGCAGAGCTTACAACAGCCAGTGGCAGGGACACAAATGTCCTTAGCAAATCAACAGGCTATGCCACAGCAGATAGCAGGCATTAATGGAAGAATAGTACAGGCAGTTGAAAATATTAATGCTAATGAAGTTCCTATGGACGGCTCAATGGCATTTTTCCCTAAGCAAGATTTATCAGAAATCTATGTTAAAGGTTGGAATGCTAACGGAACTATTAATACGATTGTGTATAAGCCTTATACAGCCCCTAAAGATAGTCAGACAGTAAATTCTATGGCTAATACAGAAAACACTAAATTTACCCTATCAGACGAAAGCACAGAGCTATTCTTAAATAAGTTTGAGGAATTATCAGAGAAGATAGGGCAGTTAGAGGATAGATTTGATAAATCTTTAGGGACACAGAGAAAAGCTTCAAGGACGCAAAGTAAAGGTGGCGACGAAGAATGAATCAGCAATTAATTCAAACCATAAATCAACTTAAGTCAATCCGGAATCCGCAGCAAATGGCTATGAATTGTTTGCAACAGTCGGCACAGCGTGGAAATCCTATGGCAAAAAACTTGCTTAATCAGATAAACAGCGGAAACACGCAAGGCGCAGAGCAAATTTTAAGTAACTTTATGAATACGCAAGGGATAAATCTTAATGATATTAAGAAAATGATGAGTTAGGACATTTTGGGTGTGCGCACATAATGACCGGTTATCCCATTTGTTAATAAAATAAATGGAGGTAAACAAGATGTTTAATTCAAACGGAGTTAGTCTCGCAGATATTGCCGCAGTAACAGGTAATAACAGAAACAATGATGGTATGTGGGGAGACGGTGCATGGTGGATTGTAATTCTCTTAATCTTTGGCTGGGGAAATAACGGCTGGGGCGGTTTCGGTGGAAACGGCAACGGTACAGGTTATACAGACGCGGCTATTCAGAGAGGGTTTGACAATCAGGCAGTTATCAGCAAGTTAGATGGCATTTCTAACGGCTTATGTGATGGCTTCTACGCTATGAACAACAGTATGCTCACAGGCTTCAATGGTATTAACACAAATATCATGCAGACTGGTTACGGCATACAGCAGGCTATCAATGCTGATACAGTTGCTAATATGCAGAATACCAATGCTTTACAGGCACAGCTTGCCAACTGCTGCTGTGAGACAAGAGAAGCCATACAGGGCGTAAACTACAATATGGCAACTAACACCTGCGCTTTGCAGAACACAATGAACAATAATACAAGAGATATTATTGACAGCCAGCAGGCAGGAACGAGAGCCATCCTTGATTTCCTGACTAATGACAAAATAGCTACATTACAGGCAGAGAACAATGATTTACGCAGAGCTGCTTCACAGGATAGACAGAATGCACTTCTGACTACAACAATGGCAGCGCAGACAAATCAGATAATCGACGCTGTAAGACCTACACCAGTACCATCATTCCCGGCAAGCAATCTTTACGGATATGCTTACGGATGTGGATGCAATACAGGTTGTGGTTGCTAAACAACTGAATAATCAAGTATCTTAATCAAATTTGCTCGGTTTAATTCTTAGTTTAACTCGGTTTAATTCAATTTAACTTGATTTAACTCAATTTAATCGAGTTAAGTATTGAGTTCCACTCGAAAGAACACTCGAAAGATTATGTCTGCTAAGCAGTATTACTTAAATTTAAAGGGCAGACTTGTATAGTTTGCCCTTATTTTTTAGAAAGAGAGGTAAAGAAAATGGAAATTACAGGAATTTCATTACAAACAGTTGCCGCTGGCGAAGATGTGGCATTCACAGAAACACCAGTTTGCGGTAGTAAGTGTATCGTACACAGACAGGGTAGCGGAATTATCAAGTTGAGAGGTATTACAAATCAGTGTAAAGCACGATTTTTAGTATCGTATAGCGGCAATATTCAGATACCTACAGGTGGCACAGTAGAAGCCATTTCGCTTGCTATCACAGTGGATGGAGAACCTTTACAATCTACAAAAATGATAGTTACTCCGGCAGCAGTCGAAAACTTATTTAATGTATCGGCACAGGCATATATTGATGTACCTTGTGGCTGTTGCAGTACAGTAGCGGTGCAGAATACATCTACACAAGCTATACAGGTACAGAACAGTAATCTAATCGCAGTAAGGGAGGCTTAATTATGCACATTGAAAGAATCCACAAAATGATTGAATGTCTTACAGAGAAAGCCTTAGGCGAGCTTGATAAGGGCGTTGAGAATGTCAATACAGAGGAAATGGGTGAAGCTGTCGATATGATTAAGGATTTATGCGAAGCAGAATACAAGGCAGTTATCGTTAAGTCTATGAAGAAAGCTGATGAAGAGGAAGAAGAATACAACAAGGAGCTGCTTAGAGCCTTAAAAGACGAATACGGAGAAGAGGGTGGCAGAAGATACTATGATGAATACCGCTATATGCGAACTGGCAGATATGCCCCTAAAGGCAAAGGCACCTATGTAGGCAGAAGAGGATACGAAGAACCGCCTTATTATCATATGTACCCGGATAGAGATATGGATAGAGAGTATGGCAGAATGTACTATACAGAGCCTACAAGTACACATACCGCTGAAAGTGGCTACGACAGGGCAAAGAGAATGTACACAGAAACTAAGGAAATGCACAAAGCTAATACGCCAGAGGATAAGGAGCATAAGATGAAGTCACTTGACAGCTACACTAAGGAACTTGCAAGCGACATTACAGATATGGTTGCCGACATGACAGCAGAAGAGAAAAACTTACTTAGAACAAAGCTAAGTACTCTTGTATCTAAGATATGATTTAAAAGGCTATGAGTAGCAATATTCATAGCCTGTTTTGTTTAGGAAAGGAGCATACAGATGATTTTTAGCATTAATGGCACAATGTGGCAAGTGCAATATAAAAATTCAAATTCAAGCGAATTAAGGCGGTCAGACAATACAATCAGCTTAGGTGTAACTGACAGAAACATGCATACGATTTATTTATCAGACAAGCTACAGGGATTTATGCTACGCAAAGTTCTGATACACGAAATTTGCCACGCTGTCTGTATGTCTTATGATATTTATTTGCCGATTGAAACAGAAGAAATTTTATGCGACTTTGTGGCAACTTATGGAGATGAAATATTTGATATTGTTGATATGGTACTTGGAGCAGTTAGGAGAGTGGGATAATGAGCATTGATGAACTGTTAAAGATAATTCAAAGGACTAATCCGACTATGACTAAGGAAATGTTGATATATGAGCTTAGTCAATGTCGGTATTCAAGTAAGGCGTTGATTTATACAGAAAGTTGTTGTGTTGACAATAATATTTAAAAATGCTATTATTTAATAGATGTAAACAATTGATAATTAATATATCATTTTACCTTAATAGAACCATAGTGGAAAGTTGCATTGATACATTTTTGTATAGGTGCAACTTATTTTATTTTGGAGGTTTTATTATGAGAGCTATAAGGTTAAAAATGTATCAAGAAATGGCTAGATTTAACAATCCATCAGCACCAAGAGGTGCAGATTGTTACCCTTTGCCGCCATTTAGCACAGTTAATGGGTTTATTCATTCAATGTGTCGATGGAAAAGGTATCATAAATTAGACTATTTTGTTACTGGCAAAGGAATTTATAATACTAAGGTGCAAAAAGAATGGTACGGTGGCTATAATTTCAACAAAATTAGCGATGAAATGCTTAATCGTTGGGATGTCATAACAGATAACGCAAACGGAAGTCATACAGGTTGGGTCAATGCAGTTAAATATCATTTGATGTTGGTTGATTTATATACAACTATATACATTAAAACTACTGACAATGATATAGATGATATATACCATGCTTTACTAAATCCGCCGGTATATCCATCATTGGGTGAATATGGTGATTTGTGCAAGATTGAAGCAGTAGATATTGTAGAACTTAAGGAGCTTGACAAACCCATATCAGCTCCATTAGATACACAATCTTATATTCCTGTTAATAAAGGCAATTTCGCAGGAACTATATATAGAATTAATAACAAATATGAAATTGTTAAAGGACTTAGGCGATTCCAGAAAGTTTCTTGTTACTTAGTAGATAAAGGACAGGAAGTTGTTAGTAATCTTTTTGATGATGATAAACCGATTATTTTTATAGATTGATTTAAACCCCACGGAATATAGGTAAAATTTTTCTTTACCCCCGTGGGTTGACTTTTTGTATTCACAATTTCAATTTTAAAAAATCTCAAAATTTGGTGCAGATTTCGTTCAAATCCCACTTAAAAAATTGAAAAAATTTTCCCACAAAAATATAATGCAAAAATTTTGATACCCCCGTCATATGCAATTTTGAAATCCAAAAATCGGTTACACAGAATTTCAATTTTTGCTCCCGATTTCGTTCAGATTTACCCTGAAAAATTGATGAAAAACTTTAACAGATTAAAGCGTGTTATACAAACTTGACTGACTGCGGTTCGTGCTTATTTTGACCTTGTAGCTTTGTGATTCGACCAGTACGGCGGTTTTATTGTGTTGATGTAGACTTATAAGCCTACAGAACAAAACAGCCTTAAAATGCTTTTAAATGCATTGCATAAAATGGGTATAATATGCCCTTGCAAGTTGTGGAAGCTGTCGCCAGTTCTGGAGAATCCACCAGAACGCACGCCGCCCCGGTTGGGTATACTTGTACGCCTGAAAAGGCATAAAAAGCCTTATATATAAGCATAGCATTGTTATATTAATTTTTCAAGGTACACAAAGAAAAGCATATAAAAATATATACTTAATGCTTGCGGCTGGAATCGAACCAACTAAGCCACAGCAAGCCAAAAAGGGCGCAGATTGTACGCCCTTAACCAAGTTATTAATTGTTAAATTCATAAAATAGACCGCTTTTGTTATAACAGGTTGTAAGCCTTTTTAAGCCATAAAAAATATCATAGTTACAATCAAAAACAGCTTGCGGACCTGCGTATATAATTACGCTTCGCCCATTATCCCAGAAAGAAAAATCTGCTATTTTTTCAAGCTCCAAGATTTTAGCCGCCTTTTTCCCATAGATAAATATAAATTTTTCTAAATTTCCGCGGATTTCTCCGGCTGTTAAAGTGTCTAATTTTTCGCATATTGTCATATCGCAGACCTCCATATTTTAAAATTTCCCGGTTATCCGGGTAAGAGCAAGCCGGGGAATCGAACCCCGGAAGCGCCAACCTTGCTAATTATGCTAAGAGCTGCAAAAGCTCCGCGCGTTTAGTCTGTATTAATTCCTTTGCTTTCATAAAATCAATCGCACCGCCTGTCATATGTTCAATATATCTTGCCACGTCTATATATGCGGCAAATTCTGCTTTATATGCTTTATCAAAGGCACTTTCAAATTCTTCGCTTTCTGGCTGTTCTGTCCATCTGCTTTCTGCTTCGTCTGCGACTTTTTCCAGTTGTTCCAACTTCTTAATCTTTTCAAGTAAAATCTTCATAATTCATACCTCCTTATTAATATGTTCAATCTTGAATCTGTTGCGTGTATCTTTTGGAATAACTAAATTAACAAAATCCTCCGCTAAAACTAAGGTATCAAATTGTGCCACAATTTTTTCTTTAGGACTTTCAAATTTACTGAAGTATTGTGTTTCTATAACTTGCCAATTCATATTTAATCCTCCTTATTCTGTAATCCTTTCAAATATAACTATTGTTTTGCGTGCGCTTTCTCTCTTCTTTTCAGCCATATAACTATGGCGGCGGCTCTTTAATGCCTTTCTTGCTGTCTCTAAGCTATTAACTCCCCAGCCTGCGGCTTCTCTTAATAACTCAACTTCTTCTTTTGGTAGCTTAATAGCTCTTAAAGTGTCGGAGTTGATAGAGTGATCATCTTTAATTCCCGGATACAAATCTTGGCAAAGTGGAATATATTCATCACTCCCCATATTCTCGCCGATATTCCATACATAGAAACCAAATGAAATCTTTTTAACTATTTTATAAATATCTGTTTTACCTAATGTTTCACTTGTAATTGTGTCATCCTTAACTTCAAATCTCATAACCTTGTACCATTTCGCCGATTGTGATATAATCGGCTTACCTTTCTTTTTTGATTGGTGGCGGTTGTGTGTCTTGGTAGGATTGCAACCGCCTTTTTTATTTGCAAGATTATAATATCACTTTAAAAAGAAATATGCAAGCCTTTTTATAACTTTTTTAAGAAATATTTTTATTGACTTTTAGAACCTACTATATTATTATAAGAAATAAATAAAACAATATAGAAAGGAGCTGTTAGAATGCTTAAATATCGCTTTAATGTCGGGGACGCTTTAGAGCGTGCCGGATTTAACACATACAAAGCTAAAACAAGCGGATTATTGAGCCAAGACACGCTTAAGAAGATAAAGAACGAAGACACAAACATAAATGCTAAAAGTATAAACAATCTTTGTTTGATTCTGGATATGCAGCCGAAAGACATCTTTATATATGAAGAGACAGAGGAAGAAAGAGAACTAAAAAAGAAATTGTAAAATATTTAAAATATCACTTGTAAAAGTTATAACAATGTGATATTATAATTGTACAAATTAAGAAAGGACAGTTGAAAGACTGAAAAGGTGCAGAATATGAGATTATTTTTAGCAATCAAGAAAGATGAGCAGAAAAGAGAATACATAAGCGCAGTTATTAACTCAAAAAGTTATCCAAGTACATATGCAACAGATAACAGAGGCGCGCGAATTGTGGAATTGCCAGAGATTAAAGAGGGCGAAGATATTTCAAATTGTCATATATGTTTATAAGAAAGGTTGAAAAGGTGAAAAAGATGAAAACAATCGAATTATTAAACAAGGTTGTCAAACTTGGATTTGACAGAGAAAAGGCGCTTGCAGACATAGACGCAAGTCTTGATGAAGTGATCGGAGCAGAGAACAGAAAGCCAATCGCAGAGGAAGAAATAAGCGAAGAGCTGGCAAATGATATTTTATTCGGGTTTGAATGTGAAAAGGAAAACAATTAAGAAAGGTTAAAAGGTGGGCGATATGAAAGCATATACGATTATTGACAAGAACGAAAGGAACGTACAAAGCGAATGCGTTTTGTACACATTCAAGGAATTGAAAGAACTTTTTAAGCCAGAGGAGGAAGAAGCAGTCACTAACTGGGAAGAGTGGGAAAAGCTCCAAGATGTAGACGACTTGCAAGCGTATTTAATAAAGTCATATGACGGGATGGCGTGCCCATATAGTTTTGAAACCGTGGAAGTTGAAAGCTTGGAACAGCTCCAGCGAATGAATGAATATTTATATTCTAATGAGTTAAAAGAAGAGCTGTTAAACAATTAATATATAATATATAATATTTAGGCGGTGTATATCTGTTATACATCGCTTTTTTAACGCCTATTGATTAATTATATTTATTGTGATATTATATTGCTAATAATTAAATATATAAGATTTACACCCGATAATGTTAATATTGTTATCGGGTTATTTTATGTTATTAGATATATAATAATTAATTAGCTGGAGCAGATCCAGCAGAAAGGGGAACACATGGAGAAAGTAAAGGGAACGCCGGACACGCCAGAAGTATTTCAGAATGACATAGAGCTCTATTTATCGCAGTTCTGCGAAGAACACAATATCGAAGATATGACCAAAGAACCACAAAGCAGATGGAATGCTGCCCTAATGTATATTAATAAATATGTCTTTAGTGATAAAAGTATATTAAAGTTAAGTAATAATATTAATAAAAATAACACTAGCTGCATAATGGATAGTAATTTTTATATGTATGATTTAGATAAATTAGAGTATATATTATATATATATTATTATTTATGTTCTGTATATGATAAAGAATGTAGTATAATGGGATATAGTTTATTAACAGGCATTAATTATGATACATTAATGGACTGGGGAGCAGATGAGAGAAAACTAAGTACAAAAGGCTTCGACATCGTGCAAAAACTGCGCATTTTTCGTGAAGAAAGTTTATCTAATAAGCTTGCAACTGGCAACAAAAATCCGGTCGGAATTCTTGCAATACTTAACAGACATTTTGCTTGGAACTTGCCCGGTGTTAGCAGAGAAAACACTACAAAGGTTATCAAAACAGCCGCAGACCTTCCGCAGCTTGGCACATCTGGAAACGCTCAAGGCTCTAATGTTCGTCAAATTGCACAACAGGAAATCATTGTGCAAGATGTACAAGAAAACCCACAAAGCCAGTAAACAAGCGGTTTGTGGCACTTTTGCATATTATGTAATGATTTCGCTAAAGTTGAGTTTAGCGAAGTGATAAAACAGAGCATTTGAACGATAAAAGCACGACAAAGCCAGTAAACAAGCGGATTGACAGCGATTATATAATAATTATCTGCTCCGCAGCTGGTCTGCATTAGCTGTTTTCGTTGTGCAAAATGTATAACGCAGGGCGTGGGGGTTATATATGCACGCATTGCGAGCCTAACTAAGTCACTCAAATATTCCCAAAAATAAAAAGGCTTATTATATATATTTATATATACATAACCAACCAATAATAATTTATTAAACTATATACAATAACCATTATATTTATTAATATATAGTCCTGATAATAACCCATATAATATAATCAATAAATCTACTGTACAAATCTGATAGATAGGTGTATAATAGACACATCTTAATTATTCACAAGATATTCAATAAGCACATCAGAAAACGGCTAATTCAGCCGAATAAATTCCAAAAAATTTCAAAAAATAAAAAAGAGTTAGGAGTTAGAAATGCAGGGAGCAGAGTATCAGGCTTTGGCTATGCGTACTAACGATAAAAAGTCTACAGATAGGCTTCTGAACAAGATTAACGATTTAAAGATTGGCAATCATTGCGGAGACACGCCGGAAATTGAATTAGGTGGTGTTATCAATGCTGCACTGGGTTTATCTGGCGAAGTCGGAGAGCTTAATGATATGCTCAAGAAATGGGTTTTTCACGAAAAGCAGTTAGATGTTGAACATTTAAAGCGTGAAATCAGCGATGTATGTTGGTATTTGGCTTTAATGTGCGATTCATTTGAGTTTAGCCTTGATGAAATCATGCAGATTAATGTTGATAAATTGAAAGCAAGATATCCAGAGGGATTTGATACTTACAGAGCCAATTATAGACAGGCAGGTGATGTTTAATGGGAAATGCTGAAAATAATGGATTTTGCGTTAATTGTATAAACAAGTCATTACTATTTAGCGTAGAACCGTGTAAAAGCTGCATTAATAACGGCGGTAAGGGATATAACTTTACTCCACTCAAAGATGTTGCACCTAGCGTCAATGAAAAGCCGGTAAACGACAATGTTAATCATCCGAGCCATTATGAGACTGGTAGCTTTGAATGTATAGATGTTATGTTGGAAACACAGGGCAAGGAAGCCGTTAAGAACTTTTGCTTATGCAATGCCTTTAAGTACATTTACAGACATAATAACAAGAATGGCTTAGAGGATATTCAAAAAGCCAAGTGGTACATTGACAAATACATAGAATTGTCAGAATAGTCGTGTCAGTCAATGAAAGTATAATGGTTGCAAAGGATAGTACACTGCGACTTGTGGCAAATGCATACTGGGAATAGCCACTATTGCCCTTTAGTATAATGGTTAATACACAGGATTTTGATTCTTGTAATATGGGTTCGATTCCCATAAGGGTAGTTTATTTTTCTTTTTATTTGTTTGGCTGTTCATTATTGTGTTTTTGCATTTTACACAGAACAGTCCTCCTTTCATATACCTCTTTGAATTTTGTTCAGTTAAAAGCGGTGCAAGACCGCTTGAGAGGGTTCGGCATGTATATACATAGCCATGTGAAAATCAGCTTATCAAGAAGCGCTCCTTATCAAAACACCCCTAATATTTTATTGTTTCTGTTCTTGTTTCTTGATAGCCGTTACAGGCGGTATTACATATAGCCCCTCTTGTATGTAATTTTATCAGAGAGTGCTTGAATCGTAGTACCCTCAAATCTTGGCTTGTAGCTCAGTGGTAGAGCAGTCGGCTGTTAACCGACTTGTCGTGGGTTCGATTCCCACCTTGCCAGCTATAGGTTAAAACCTAGAACAAATAATTACGCGAAGCGAGGGAGTTTTGATGATTGTTGTATGGGATGCCCTTATGGGGATTGAAAGAATAATTGTTTTTCAACTTGCCGAGCGGATTATTGTATTTTCGAAATCCAGTGAAGCGGTGAAAAGAAAGTATTGCGGAAGTATGCTAAGGTTTCCATACTGTGCAATATCAGCTAGGCATGAAGTCTCGATTAAGCCATATCTATGAGAATAATATTTGATGATCCAGAAACCACAAAACTTAAAGAATCATAGGTATGGCGAATAAAATTGCCGATATGGGATAATGGTATTCCAGTAGCTCGCTAAGCTATCCAACAGAAATGTTGTTCGTGTTCGATTCACGATATCGGCGCTAACTTACGACAGGGGTTAACCTTGCCGTAAGCGGTAGAAAGTCCGCATGAAATTGCACAAAGTAGTGGCAAAAGCAATTTCAAAGTGGCAGTAACCACTACTGCTACCACTTTACGGATAGTAGTTCAGTTGGGAGTAACGCTTGATTTATTCAAGTAGTCACAGGTTCAAGTCCTATCTATCCGATTACAACAAACTAGGTTAGCTACCGAAAAGCACTTCCGCTGTGCCTGTTTGTTGTTTTTATCAATTAAGCGGAGTATGTATCACAGGCATACATAAATAATATCAAGCGGAGGTATTTAATTATGGCAACAATTAGAGTGCATAAAACAAAAAATTACACGGTTATGAGTAACACTCATTTAAGAGATAAGAATTTAAGCTTGAAAGCAAAAGGGCTATTGTCTGTAATGCTTTCATTGCCCGATAATTGGGATTATTCAATAGCCGGGTTAGTTGCAATAAGCAAAGAGAATGAAACAGCCGTTAAATCGGCTTTAAATGAATTAAAAGATAATAATTATGTTGCAGTTACCAAGGAAAATCCAACAAAAAGCAATGGCGGAAGAATAAAATACACTTACGAGGTTTACGAAGAACCGCATAAACAGAAAGTAGAAAAACAAGATATAGAAAATCTAGGGGTTGAATGTCAACAGGTAGAAAACCACGGACAATTAAATACTAATGAATCAAGTACTGATGAATTAAATATTAATATACAAAATACTAATGAATTAAATACTAAAAGTAATTCTCTTAACAGAGAACAATGTAATTCTTTTTTACCCAAAGATAAAAAAGCGAAAGAGTTTAAGCCGATAAACGAATACTCTCAAAGTGATTGGGAAGTTGCCGAAGAAAGAATGATAAGTAGAGCTGGCAAGATAGCTTATGATTGGACTAATGATAAAACACTCAAAGAAAATGTAGAAGCATTCTTTAAATACTTTTTAGATAAACACGGAGAATGTACTGGAGAATATCACTACCCATTAACAGATAAGGTTTTATCAAGAGTAGTAGATAACCTAACAAAAGAAACTGACATAGAGCGTGACGGATATACAGATACCTATTATGCGGCTATAAGTGATATGGACGATAATACAGACTACAAGATGTTAGTTGATGAATATTTCAATACAAAGTTTTCAGCACAATGTGATTACAGCTTAGTTCACTTTTCTTCTGAAAAGGTTTTAATTAACATTATGAATCACGCTTGTAAGAGTAGTTGGTGTGAAAGTAAGGAATTGTAGGAGGTATTCATTATGAGTTCATATAAAGATTTACAGACCAAGATTTTTGAAAGAGATAATTATACTTGCAGATATTGCGGAAAGAGTAGCAGAGAATACAGGGCGTTGGTAATGTCACATATAAGAACAGCTTCAATGTGCGGTGATGATAGAGAGAGCAATTTAATTACATTGTGCAGACATTGTTACAATCACATTTCTAACAATGAGATTAGGGCAAAGTTTGAAACAAAAGAAAATGCTGATTATTTTTGGGGATTATACCACGAAAAAGTCAAAGGGTATTGTTATTATACAAACTATATCAAAAAGGTATTTACTGAAAATGGTGTACTTATGACAAGACCGCAGATTGATAAATATGTCAGTATATTTGTTAAAAATGATGATGATTTTAACGCTTTCAAAGCAGAACTTCAAAATACAGGTTATAAGAATATGCCATCTAAAATGCGTAGTGATGTAAGAAAATATAATCATCAAGTTGAAAATCAAAGTAAGGAGTGATTATTATGGCTATGGGAGTACATCCACTAAACAAAGAAAAATTTTACGAAGCGATGAACCTATACATATCGGGGCAGATTTCACAGGTAAAAGCGGCGAAAGTAGCAGGCTGTAGCGTGCCGACATTTCTTAAATACGCCAACAAGATTTATGGCGGCGAAGAATTACCAGATAATTTATGGGGGAAGAAGTGATATGTGCGAGTTTTGCGAAAAGAAATTTTATGAACGTAATTTTAAACTTGGGGTAAAAGAACTGTCTGAAAGAAAAGCGAGCAGATATAATCCAGGCTACTGTACTGGAATACAGATGTATGTTGATATCGATGACAGCACGCTAAATATACTTGCTTGCCTTGATAACGAACATATAAAGCCTTTAGGAATGACTAAGGCCGTAAAGATTAACTACTGCCCTGTCTGCGGCAGAAAGTTGGTGGAAGAATGAAATTTTATTTAAAACTGATATTAGAAGTGCTGATTGCGATAGCATGCATCGCAATATCAATTTTGCTTTTTGAAATTATTTATAATTCAGATATACCTACATGGTTAAAATGGTTATTATTGAGTAAATAAAGAATGAAACATCAAAAAGAATGGAACACTTTTGACAGGTGTGGAAAAGAAATAATACCTAAGAGCTGGAAAGATTTTAGGAGGTTTATGAAGAATGAACAATTGTTCAAAATGTAAATTCAGCGAAGAAGATTTCGTTTTTGACGAAGAAACAGGAGAAGAATATCCGGTTTATGAATGTCAAAAAGGGAATGATACATCGCTTGACTATAAGTGTAAAGACTTTGAACAATACAAACCGCAAAAATATATTGAAAAATATACCAAGTGTGACAAATGTAAATATTTCAAAGAATGTGAAGAATATTTAATTGAAATAACCAATTTTTTAGACGAATACAAACATTACATAAACGGAATGGGGCATGTTTGCAAAATTGATATACCAAAGCCACTAACCAAGAAACAGTTCATTGAATTATACAAACAAATGCCGAACAAGACAAATATAAGCGTTGGAGAATTGCTTGAAAGAGCAATAATTGATGGGATTGTGGAGAAATAATTTAATTGCTGATTATCAGCAGAAAGGAATATATTATGAAAAAATTATTTGTAAGTGTGCCGATGAAAGGCAGAACAGAGGAAGAAATCAAAGCAAGTATTCAGAAGATGAAAAAGATTGCTGAAATATACGAGGGCGAGGAATTAGAGCTTATCGACAGCTACATTGAGGAAAAACCACCTAAAGATAACAAAGAAGCTGTATGGTATTTAGGCGAGAGCCTTAAGAAGCTGGCACAGGCTGATGTGTTTATCGGAATTGAAGGCAGTTGGTGCTGGAATGGATGCCACATTGAAAGAATAACCGCTGAAAAATATGGCATAAAAATATATGCATGCCCAGCAGAAGATGTAATTGATTGTTATTCTTTATTACTGGAGAAAAAAGGGATATATGCATGCACAACTAAAAGAAATGTTTATCCTAACATTTAAAGATGATTGCTGAAATAATAAATATTACCGCCATATAAATGATTTATGGCGCTACCCTAAAACAATTATAGGCAGAGGTCTATAAGCACCTTTGCTTTTTAAAAGTGGAGGTGCTTTTCTTATGGCTAGTCAAAGCCTTATTTCCACAGTTGATAGTTACGAAAATTACATAGAGAGAAATGGAATAGACGAGCAAGTAACTAATGCCTATGTAGACGCTTGCAGTGTAGCCATAAATGGCGAGAAAGATATTGAGTATGGACTACAACTCACTAAGAGAGCAAAAGAGCTTATAGAGCGTTTCTGCAAGGGCAAGACAGGTGGAACGATATGGGATTTAGAAAAGTATGCGTTTGCAAATAAAACGGAATATGAGCTGATTAATTGGTTTTACGATATTTTACTGATTGAAGCACAAAACAAAGTTGTTGACAGTTTTTTTAGATACATAGAAAAGAAACGTGAACCTAAAGAAAGATTCTATATGCCGAGAAGAAAACAGTTTATCAAAATAGGCTTAATAGAAGCATTACAAGGCATGATTGATGATAAATATGATATTTTATGTATTTCTCTCCCACCCGGAACAGGAAAAACCACAATCGAAAAGTTTTTCCATTCTGCGGTTATAGGTTGGTACTCAAACGGATATAACCTTTTTTATTCACACAGCGGAGACATTACACGAATGTATTATGATGGAGTATACGATATTGTCACAAACGCTGACGAGTATACATGGAGAGAAGTGTTCCCTGGACTTGAAGTAACAAGTACAAATGCAAAACTTGAACAGTTTAACGTAGGAAAATATAAGCCGTTTCAATCTGTACAATGTACATCCGTCGGCAGTAAAAATGCTGGTAAAGTCAGAGCCAATAAATTTCTGCTAGTTGATGATATGATAGGCGGCATTGAAGAAGCACTAAACCCAACCTATCTTGATAAATTGTGGGATAAATATGCAGTAGATGCACGACAAAGAAAGATACCGGACGAGGATGGAAACCCATGTAAAGAAATACATATTGCTACAAGGTGGAGCGTTAGAGACGTAATAGGACGTATTATACAAGCTTATGAGGGAAACAAACGAGTTAAAGTAATATCCGTGCCTGATGTAGACCCAGTAACAAGAGAAAGTAATTTTGACTTTGAATTTGGTGGCTATACAGTAAAGGATTTTGAAGATATTCAGCTACTTATGGATGAAATCTCATATCGCTGCCTGTATAAACAAGACCCTATAGAACGTGAGGGATTACTATTTCCAGATGATAAAATCCGAAGATATCTCAATTTGCCACACGGAGAACCGGAAATTATCACAGCTCAATGCGATACAAAAGGCAAAGGTACGGATTATTTTGTACTGCCTGTATTGCAAAAATACGGAGAAGATTATTACTGCGTTGATTGCGTATGTGACAACACAGCAGATTATGAAGAACAATACAGAAATGCTGCAGGTGTACTTGTAAATAACAAAGTGCAAGAGTGCGAATTTGAGCGTAACGCCGGTGGAGATAGGGTCGCAATGGAAGTTAATAAGCGTGTAGAGAGCGTAGGTTGGATATGTAATATTACAGATACGCCTACAGAAACAAACAAAGAGGCAAGGATTTTTCAATGCTCTAACTGGATTTTGCAACACATTATTTTTAAAGACTCATCACTTTACAAACCTAATGAACCATATGGAGTAATGATGTCGTTGCTAAAACAGTATTCAGTATCTGGAAAGAAACAGCTTGATGATGTACCAGATGTATTTTCAAATTTTGCATTGAGAATGACACAGGGCAATAGAGTAGCAAAGGTTGAAGCTGCTATAAATCCATTCAGGAGGTATTAATCTATTATGACAACCAAGGACTATCTTAATCAAATCAGCAGACTTAATCGTATGATAAATAACAAGCTAACAGAGATAGCACAGCTTAGAGAACTTTCTTGCAGTATATCGGCAGTAAAGAATGAAGAAAGAGTGCTATCATCATCAGACCCAGATAAAATAGGTGCTACATACGCCAAAATTGACGAAATGGAACGTAATCTTGACAGAATGATAGATGAATACATTGATAAGAAAAATACAATCATAGGGCAAATAGACAGTATAGAGAATGAAGATTACTATAATGTTCTATTTTCAAGATATATCGAAAAGAAAACTTTTGAGGTTATCGCCACGGAGATGAAATATTCATGGAGGCAAATTATTAGACTTCACGGAAAGTCTCTTAAAGCATTTGAAGAAAAATATGGTAACACATATTTGAAGATGTCATAGAATGTCATATTGCACTAATGATATACTGTATCTGTAAGAAATTACAGAGCTGTTTTTCATAAACAAAACATTCCTTATCAAGAAGCACCGTTACTTAATTGTGGCGGTGCTTTTGTTATGCAAAGAGGTAATATATGGAATTTTATATGAATAAAGATAAATCAATTATGTGTCCGAATTGCCATAAGTTTTTGACTAAGGCAGACAGCAAAGACCCAAGAACACATAAATTAGCGTGCAAGCATTGCCACAAATGGATATGGTATGTGCCTAACGATGATGATGATTTTCAGATTAAGGAAATACCACAAAGCAGAAGTTCAAGCGGTATGACATTTTATTAGGAGCAAGATATGAACACAATGTATTTTCAAGACCTTGTCAGAGGTTGTTATGGTAGAAAAATTGCATACACGAATGTAGATACAATAACTGCTAACAATGTTGTTAAGGTTATCGGAAGTACAATTGGAATATTCAACTGGAATAAGCCTGTTATTAAGTATCTGTGGGATTACTACAAGGGCGACCAACCAATATTATATAGACATAAGCTAACTAACGAGGATATTACAAACAAGATTGTAGAAAACCACGCATATGAAATTGTTCAATTCAAGGTAGGACAGACATATGGCGAACCGATTCAGTTTATAAGTCGCAAAGATGATGAAACTATCAATAAAGCTGTTGATACGCTTAATGATTTTATGGCAGATGCCAATAAACAAGAAAAGGACATTAAGGCTGGAGAGTGGCAATCGGCAACAGGAACATCCTTTAAGGCAGTTCAACCTAAAAATGGTGATGTGCCGTTTAGAATTGTAGCACCTACACCAATGAATACTTACGCTGTCTACAATGAAAGCACAGAAGAACCTATGCTTGTTGTGCAAGAACTTAAAGACGAGGATGGAAACTGGTATAAGATGGCATTTTCCGACACTATGTCATTCAGAATTATTGACAGCAAAGTAGTTGAAGCAAAGCTACATACATACGGCGAAATTCCTATTGTTGAGTTTCCTAATAATCACGAAAGAATATCCGATATTGAGCTTGTTGTAGGTATGCTTGATGCTATCAACAATATGCAGTCTAACAGAATGGATAGCATACAGCAGTTTGTTGAATATTGGGTTAAATTTGTAAATTGTGAAGTTGATGAAGAAACGTTTGCAAAAATGAAAATGAACCACGCTCTTACAGTTAAGTCCATCAATAAGGACAATAAGTCGGATGTCGAAATTATGACACAAGAACTTAATCAGACACAATGCCAAGTTGCTAAAGAAGATTTGTGGGATAACACATTATCTATATTGGCTATACCAAACAAACAGGGCAACACAGGCGGAGATACGCAAGGAGCGGTCGAGTTAAGAAACGGATGGGATTTCTCTAAGACAAGAGCAAAACTGAAAGACCCTATTGTTAAATCGTGCGAAAAGCGGTTAGCGGTAGTGGTTCTTAATATTCTAAGACTTGCAGGAGAAGACTTAAAACTATCGGTTAGAGATTTTGATGTACAGATAAATCACAGTCCACAAGACAATATGTACACCAAGGCACAGACGTTGCTTTTACTTTTACAAGCTGGCATACATCCACTTATAGCAATTAAGACAGTTGGTTTATGGGGAGATGCAGAAAAGACATTCCTTTTATCAAAATCATATCTTGATAATATATATAAGACTATTGATGATGTGGAAGAACAAGAAAAGAAAGCACAAGAGATAGTTAATCAACTTAATAATAATCAGCAAAATAAGGCAGTTATCGAATAATCGGTAGCTGCTTTTATTTTATACATTTTGCACCTATGCGGTAAATAGGAGAGAAACTCAGCAGGAGCGACCTGCGGTAACAAAAGCGTGAGTTTACGGAGGTAATTATGACAAGAGACGATGTATTAAAACTTTTTCCAGAAGCAACAGATGAACAGATTACAAATCTTCTTAATCAGAACAATTCAGAAGTTGCTACGGAGAAAAACAAGGCAAAGCAGTACAAGGCTAAGGCTGACACAGCAGATGACTTACAGAAGCAGCTTGATGAAATACAGGCTGGCAATCTGACAGAGCTTGAAAAGGCAAATAAAGCCCTAGATACAGCTAATCAGCAGATAGCCGATTTACAGAAATCTAACGCTATCAGAGACCAGAGGGAAGCAGCTATGACTAATTTTAAGATTACTGCTGAACAGGCAAAGACAGTTGTTAAAGACGATGGAAGCCTTGATTACACCGAACTTGGCAAGATTATGTCCGAAAAAGAAACCGCTGCGGCACAGGCTAAGGAACAGGAGATTGCAAAACATCAGGATATTCCGGGCGGCGGCAGTAATAAAGGTGGTGCAGACAATAAGACAAACGCTGAAAAGATAGCAGAAAGCCTTATATCTAACACACCTAAGAACAATGACGTTTTATCACATTACATTCAGTAATAACAGGAGGTAAGAAATGGCAAAGGAAATGAATATGCAGTATGAAGAAACTTCATACGCAGGAGACGTTCAGATTTTAAAGAGAGAGCCTAATGAAGCAATCCCATTAACACTTGATTTTGACGGCGTGACAACTAAAAATGCACAGGGTAAGAAGATTGTCAAAGCAGGCACTCCAATCGGAGCAACCGGCAAGGCTGACAATACAGCCACAGTAGTAGGCATTTTAAGGTTCGATGTAACAGAGGACAGACCACAGGGAGTATTGCTTAAAAAAGCATATCTTAATACAAAGGTAGCAGAAACACATTCTGGCATTACATATGAAGAGGCAGTTAAGACAGCTCTTCCAATGATTGTATTTGAATAATAACAGGAGGTAAACAGATGTTAATTAATGAAGTATTAGACAGTAAGTCTATTGCGTTATCGGCAACAGAAAACGCTAGCAATCAGATCCCTTATCTTGGTTTACAGTGGTTTCCTGAGAGAAAGAAGCAGGGGCTTGATTTAAGCTGGATTAAGACACACAAAGGACTTCCAGTATCACTTGCACCATCTAATTTTGATACAATCCCAACTCTTAGAGCCAGAGAGGGATTAAGCAAAGAAAAAACACAGATGGCATTTTTCCGTGAGGGAATGACAGTTGGCGAAGAGGAAATGCTTGAAATTGAGCGTATTCAGTCAGCAGACGACCCTTACCTTGCGAGTGCTTTATCAAGCGTGTATGACGATACAAATAACCTTGTAAGCGGTGCAGAAGTTGTTCCAGAAAGAATGAGAATGTCGCTTCTTGCCACAAATGCAGGTCATCCGGTAATTGCTATCGTAAGTGATGGCGTTCAGTATGCCTATGATTATGACAAAGACGGCTCATATGCAAAAGACCATTACGCAAAACTTTCCGGCACAAGTATGTGGAGTGATACAGCTAATTCAAAACCACTTACAGACCTTAACAACGCAAGAAAGAAGTTAAAGAAGCAGGGCAAGATTGCTAAATATGTGCTTATGAATAGCAATACATTCCAGTATTTGCTTGATAATGCACAGATAAGAAACTCAATACTCGCACAGAACCTTACAGCAACTATCGAGGTTGATGATGATACTGTTATTTCAGTAGTACAGAAGAGAACAAAGCTCACTATCGTACTTTACGATAAGATGTACATTGATGATGATGGCAAGGAGCAGTATTTCTACCCAGATAACAAGGTTACACTTCTTCCAGCTGGCAATCTTGGCAGCACTTGGTTCGGCACTACACCAGAAGAAAGAACTGCAAGACAGGTAGCTGATGTTGATGTAACAACATATGGCGTAGGTATTACAGTTGCTACAAAGACAGAGTACGGACCACCTATGAAGATGTCAACATTTGCTTCCGAGGTTGTACTTCCATCATATGAAAATATGGATAGCACATTCGTATATGAGGTTCATAGCGAAGAGTAGGAGGTGCAACTTATGATATATCCATATATAGTGATTCATAACGGAAAATGGTATAACGCAGGCGAAGAGGTTCCCGAAGAGGGGGCTTTTTTAGGTTATAGCAAGACAACCATTAATCGAATGTCTACATCTGATTTGCAGGCTTTTGCCGCAGAACAAGGTATAAGCAACACAGAAGAACTTACAGGAGCAGAGTTAAAGAAGCTGTTAATTGAGAAATTAGGATTATAGGAGCTGAATTATGGAATACACCACATTAGAACAGGTCAAAATCAGACTTAAACAATTTCATATTGATACAGTCGCAAATGATGATGAAACAACATCTGATGTGGTAGTGTTCGATAGCAAAGAAGATAATCCGATAATCGAACAGCTCATTAAACAAGCTACAGAAGATGTGAAAGCAAGAAGAAACTACCCCGACAGCTACACAGATGAAATGATAACTGAAGATTTGAAGAAATTTGAAAGTGTTATCGTTAATCTTGCAGTCTATGACCATTCACAGGCAGGCGAAGCATTTATGGCAAGTTACAATGAGAATGGCGTAAACAGAACTTGGAAAGACAGAGACAGTTTATTTGTCGGGATATTTCCATTTGCTAAAGTGTTATAGAAGATTGTGCGTTACCAATATGGTAGCAGGCGGCACACATTAAGGGTGGTGGGCGGTGTGCCTATTAATTTTGCAGGAGATATAAAATGAAAGAATTTTTATTACAAACTTATACCGTAGTATTACCGATATTACTTGGCTATATAGTTTGGCTTCTGAAACAGCAGAAAAAAGACAAAGACGCCAATAGTAAAGGCACAATGTTGCTTTTGCGAGTACAGCTTATCGAATATCACGATAAGTATATGAAAATAGGTGAAATTCCATCTTACGCCTATGATAATTTCGTTGAGATGTATAACGCATATCATGCTTTAGGCGGTAATGGGATGGTAACTAAGATGTATAACGAAATACAGGAAATTCACTTAAAGAATGGAGGTAAAGATTAAAATGGATATAACATCAGTAACAACAGTAGTTGCAATAGTTGTAATTACATATCTGATAGGCTTAGGAGCTAAGGCAATTCCGCAGATTAAGGATAATTTCATTCCTATAATTGTTGGCGTTGCAGGCGGTGTCTTAGGTGTTGTAGGTATGTATGTAATACCGAACTTTCCGGCAAATGACATTCTTAATGCGATAGCAGTAGGAATTGTGTCCGGATTATCAAGCACAGGTGTTAATCAGATTTATAAGCAGGTAAAGAACAATGCTTGACATTAATAAGCAGGCTATGAAGTATTCACTTCAAGGGCAGACAGTAACCATCTATGAAAGAGATGATGATGGCAATATCCTGTACGAAGGATATACCGACACAGAGGGTAACTTTATTCCTTATCTTGATGATGAGGGAAATAAGATACCTAAAGTTCTTGAAGAGAAAACGGGCTTTTCAGAGCCGGTCGATTTCAAAGCAAACATATCATTCAGCGGTGGAGAAGCACAAAGCAAGGAATATGGCTTTGACACCGCTGATTTTGACGCTATTTTGCTGACAGATAGGAATATGTTACCTATCCAAAAAGGCGACCTTATATGGCTTGACAGCAAGCCTACATACACATCTGACAGCCTTGTTGATGAAACATCAGCAGACTTTACGATTGTAGGCATTAAACCAGCATTATATTCAACCAAGTATATGCTTAAAGCAGTTGTAAAGTAGGTGCATTATGGCAAGACATACAATTAATATATCCCTGTCAGAAAAATCTGTGAATGAAGCTATCAGACAACTACAACAGTATAAGAACTGGCTTATCAAAAAGACTTTACAGCTTGTCAAAGAGCTTGCAGAAGTTGGAATACCTGTTATAGATGAAAATATGGCAAAAGCAAGTTATACATATGATGAGAAAGGTGTTCGTAGCGGTTCAGATACAAGCCATCACAGTTATGTTGAGATAAAATCTGTTGGAGAATATGCCGAAGCAAAATTAATTGTAGAGGGCAAAGAACTTATGTTTATAGAGTTCGGAGCTGGTGTATTCTACAATGGAGCGGCTGGAAGTAGTCCACACGACAAAGGTGTTGTTAATGGTATGGTTATAGGCTCATACGGCGAACATCACGGCATACAAAAAGTGTGGGGTTACTATGACGATGACGGAACCTTAGTTCTTACACACGGCGTAGAAGCACAAATGCCTGTTTATAAGGCTGATATGGAAATCATACAGAAATATGTTGAGGTAGCAAGGAGGGTGTTTAGCTAATGGCAAATGCAAACGATTGGGCGACAGACCTTGAAAACACAGTCACAGCACTTGTCAAGGCTAAAACCCTAGCACAGCTTAAAAAAACATATCCAAAGATAGTCATAACCAATGAGGGGGAAAACAGCGGTCAAGCAGTATTCCCGACAGTATACATTCATTTACTGCCAGCAGTTGAACAAGGACAAACACTTGATGGACAGACGGTTAACGCATTGTTAGCGACATTTCAAGTAGATGTTACAACTAACACAAGCAAGTCTGACTGTCGCAAGGTTATGGCGATAATTACAGATACATTCAAGACAATGAGATTTCAAGGCAATGCAATGCCAGAGTTCTCAATCAGTAATAAAGTACATAAGAGTACCGCTAGATTCAGAAGAATGATAGCGGCAAATGACAGATTAATGTAACAAAGAGCAGAAATGCTCTTATTTTTTTGCAAATTTTTAGGAGGTAGACAATGGCAGATGCAGTAGCAGGATTAAGTACGCTGGGCGTTACTTTCTCTTATGGAGTTGAAACAACAGCAGGCACAAAGCCGACATCATTCAAGTTACTTACAAGAATTAACTCTATTGATGAAATTACAGTAACACCAGAAGCAATAGACGCTTCGGCACTTGAAGATAAACAGACAAGAAACATTGCAGGTAGAGATACAGTCACAGATACAGTTGCAGTAACAGTTAATAAGACAGACGCAACAATCGAGGAATGGAAAACTCTTATTACAACATACAACGGATTAACAGGTGGAAAGAGAATGTGGTTTCAGGAGATTACTCCGGGTATAACAGACGCGGAGTTTTTTGTGGCACAACCACCATCAAAGTTACCAATCACAAGTAAGGAGCAGAACGGACTTCTTACAATGGCTATCAACCTTATTATTGAGGATATGGTAGGAACAGATACAGCAGTAACCCCAACATCGGGGGAATGATAAGCCAATCGACTAAATCAAAGGCTGTGTCGATTGGCGGCACAAACGCCAAAACAGCCGACTACACATCATATCTTGATGATGCAACAGAATAATTATTTTAAAAGGTAGGTGCGGTGTAAAATCCGCACCTTTCCCTATATGGACGATAGGGTGGGAAAGGGTAAAAATTATGATGAATATTAATGTAAATGGAAAAGAATACAAAGTTGAGTTTAGCTTTGGTGCAGCAGAATGCAAGGAAATTGTGCAGAAAATGTTTTCTGTCGTTAATGGTTCTTACTTACTTGCACAGACAGATAAGAGTGTTGCACAGGCTTCCTTTGATGGATTGGCAAATATGACAGCAGATGTGCCAGAGATTTGCATTTTAGCCATTTATGCAGGCTGTATTGACAATAACCCAGTAACTATGGATGAAGCAAAGGAACTCACTAGAGCATATATTACAGAGAAGAGAAAGGCAGATAAGAGTTACGGATATAGAACATTGTTTGAAGAAATCAAGAAAGCGATGAAAGATGATGGTTTTTTCGAGTTGAGCGGAATAACAGCGATGTTAGAGGAAATGGCGGACAATGTGGAAGAAGCAACACAGGAACAGAAGAAGCCGACAGTAGTACCACAAGACCACAAGAAAAAGCAGACTTCCACAAAATAATCTGGGAAGAATACTTTGTTTTAGCCAGTTCACTAGGCGTTAGTTATTCAGACTTTCTTAAAATGACACCTAAAAAGCTATGGGCGGTTGTAGAGGGTAAAAAACTTGAAAGACAACGAATGGATTCAGATATATGGCTTGCGATAGGTAGTTACATACTCCCAGCAATCAAGATAGGTGTTAGAAGTGGTGCTTGGGGTAAAGGCGAACTTGAATACCCAGACAAGCCTATTTATAGAGATATTAACAAAAAAGAGAACAGCAAAGATGAAATACAAAGAAAGAGAGAAGAGTTTGTTTTGAATATGAAAATACGCAAAGCAAACTGGGATTTAGCACACCCTAAAAATGATAAGCTGGAGGTATAAGTGTGGAATTAGACAGTTTAGAAGTTAAAATTACCGGTACTGCCACCAAAGCTATTAATTCTGTTGATAAACTGATAAATCAGCTTACAAGGCTATCTACATCACTTGCAACTGTGAATGGCTCTTCACTAAGTAGCCTTGCGAGTGGTGTTAGTCAGTTAGGCTCTGCTATGCAGAATATGAACGCAGGAACAGCAGATTTTACAAGGCTTGCCAAAAATATCACAAAGATAGGTTCTGTTGATTCAGTTGCACTAACTAACACAGCTACATCACTTCAAGCTGTCACAAAGGCAGTTGCAAGCATATCAGCTATTCCGCAAAATGCAACACAAGTCACAGAATTTGCAAAGTCACTTGGTAAGCTAGGCAGTAAGAGTATAGAAAACGCCGTTGTAAACATTCCAAAATTGGGCAATGCTTTAAATGGCTTAATGACAACGCTATCAAGAGCACCAACAGTAAGCCAGAATGTTATTCAAATGACTAACGCATTGGCTAATCTTGCCAGTCAAGGTAGCAAGGTGGGTACTTCTTCAAACTCACTTCAAAAGTCGCTGTATGGCGTTTCTACAAGTGCTAGGACAGCAACTAAAAGCAGTTGGAACTTGGCAAGTGCAATAGGTAAGTTTTATGCCACTTATTTTATGGTAATTCGTGGCAGTAAGAAACTTATAGAAGCAATCAAATCAACAACAGATTACATTGAAGCGTTCAACTATCAAGCGGTTGCGTTTGGTAAGATTGGCTCGGAGTGGGATAAAGATTACGAAAAGTACGGATATGATAACGCAACAGCATATGCGGAAAGTTTTCAAAGCAGAGTAAATGATACTCTTGGAAAACTATCTGGCTTAAAAGTCAATGTTCAAGGCGGTTTGCTTGAAGAAAGTGGAGCAAAGAACTTAGGACTTAACATACAAGAGATAACACAGTACGCTTCACAGTTAGCCTCTGTCACTAACTCACTAGGACAGACGGGTGAAGCAACAACAGCAATAACAAAGTCAATGACAATGCTTGCGGGCGATATAAGCTCACTTTTTAATGTGGACTATTCAACAGTAGCACAGAACTTACAAAGCGGCTTAATCGGGCAGTCAAGGGCATTGTATAAATATGGTATTGATATTACTAATGCTACACTAGCGACATATGCTTACAACTTAGGCATTTCTAAGTCTGTATCAGAAATGACGCAAATGGAAAAACAGCAGTTAAGAGTGTTAGCAATATTAGACCAAAGTAAAGTATCTTGGGGTGATTTAGCTAATAGACGGAAGAAAGCTGATATAACTTATCTTCCAAGTGTTGCATAAGAATAGAAATATCTTATGGCAATCGGGCAAAATCGGTGAAGGCTAAAGTTTTCAACTATGCTAATACCGAGATAACTCAATAGATTACGAACAGGCTATTGAGTATCGTAACGAGTAGGAATTGAATAAATATAATATTCCCAAGAGTGTCCGACACTACTGCATATAGGGCAGTATGAGGTGGAAGTGGCTACCACCAAACCAAACGCAAAAACGTGGGTGATAATGTACTCTGAACTTATAGGAAACTATAAGAAGTATAGGATAAAGAGCCTATACGATAACAAATTTGACAATCAACTCCCCAAGTAATATGTTACGCCAGTTCGGTAACAATATGAAAGAGGTAGGAATGGTAGCAGGACAGCTATTTATCCCAATTCTTTCAAAGGTTATGCCAATAGTAAACGGCGTTACTATTGCAATCAAAAGATTATTAGTCAACCTTGCTTCTTTAATGGGGGTTAAGATTGACTTTGAGAGTTTCGGACAAAGCGGATATAAAGACACATCAGACGGCTTAGAAGATATTTCAGACGGCTACCAAGATGTAGCTGATTCAGCTAAGAAAGCTACATTATCCCTTATGGGATTTGATGAAATAAATAAATTACAGGACGATACAAGCTCAAGCAAAGGCTCAAGCGGTGGCGGCGGTAGCACTATTGATTTGACAGATGATATCGCTAAGGCGGCGGCTGATTATGAAGCGGCATGGAATAAAGCATTTGCAAATATGGAAAATTCGGCAGTTGCTTGGGCTGATAAGATAGAGAAAGCACTTGAACCTGTTAGGAAGATATTCAAAGATTTTGCAATCGGGGATTTTTATGCAGCAGGGCAAGATACATCTAACCTTGTGGCAGGAATTTTTAATTGGTTTGCAAAGGCTATTGACAAAGTAGACTGGTACGGAATAGGCAGAAAAATGGGAGATTATCTTGCTGGAATTGATTGGGTAGAAGTTCTTTCAAGTGTAGGCAAGGCAATCTGGGAAGCTATAAAAGCAGCTATTGAAATATGGCAAGGACTATTTCAATCTGCACCCGTTGAAACTACAATCATGTCAGTTCTTGGAGTTATGAAGTTTACCGGTTTAGGCAAAAAAATAGGAGAAAGAATATCAGACGCATTAAGTTGGAGTACTATAAAGAAAGGATTAAAGAGTTTTGCTGGTGGAGGTGGACTATTAAAAGGTCTGCAAACTATGCTAACTACTGACTTATCTGTAATAATGGGAGCTGGTACAGCGACAGAAATAGGCTTAACTATTGGGACAGGAATCGTAGGTGGCATTGGCGCAGCTATTATTGGATTTAATATAGGCAATAAACTAAATGAAGCACTTACAGGTGAAAAAATAGATATGTCAATGTTCGACCAATTAGCATATCTTATAAAAGCACCATTTGAAGATTTACCTAGCTTTATTGACGGAGTGATAGAAACTATCACATTCGGACATAAAGATGATATAGCAAATTGGTGGACTACAAGTGTTGCACCGTGGTTTACTAAGGAGAAATGGGGAGAACTTGGAGACAACATAAAAACATCTTTAAGCGAAAAATGGAATAGCTTTTCAAACTGGTGGGGCAATACAGCTATTGTAGGTTGGTGGAATAATAATGTTGCACCATGGTTTGAAAAAGAAACATGGGTTGACGCTGTTGATGGAATGAAATTAGGAATACAAGAAAAGTGGGACTCAATCGTTGGTTGGTGGAATAGTCTCGCAATTGTTTCTTGGTGGAGCAATGATGTGAGACCGTGGTTTACTAAGGAAAAATGGGAAAACTTGGCTGACGGAATAAAAAAAGGTATTCAAGGGAAGTGGGATGATGTTGTGAATTGGTGGGATAGCAAACCAGCACTTCAGCGCATTTCTGTGGCTATCGAAGATTTTAAAGCTAAGATACAGAACGCTTGGAACAGCTTTAAGCAGTGGTGGAATGATTTAGGACTTGAATTTCCACACATTGATACACCACACTTTAAAATTGACGGAGAATTTAGTCTTGCACCGCCTAAAGTGCCAAAAGTCAGTATTGATTGGTATGCAAACGGCGGATTCCCAGGCAAAGGACAATTGTTTGTCGCAAACGAAGTTGGACCCGAAATGGTTGGTACTATGGACGGAAGAACAGCGGTAGCTAACCAACAGGAAATTACACAAGGTATTGCTAATGCAGTTTATCCAGCGGTTTACAATGCAGTTGTAGCAGCTATGTCAGAAGCTAACAACAATGTAAACATAACATTACAAGGCGACGCAGATAAGCTGTTTACAATGGTGCAAGACAAAGCCAACAGTTATACAAATATGACAGGTCAAGCAGCCTTTCCGTATTGATAAGATAAAAGTATTGTGTTATTCTTTTGCTATATATAAAAAGCAAAGGGGTAACGCAATATGAAAAAGAAAAAGAAACTTTACATCGGTTTGGCAATAGCTTTTGTCTTAGTCTTGATAATAGTTTACGGCAATAGAAGTACCGATACAAAGACAGAAAACACTAATACCACAACAGAAAAAAGCAGTGATAATGCCACTTATAACAATACGGAATTTAAGTATCTTAAGCATGAAATTATAAATAATAATGAAAAAGATATACTTATTGTTTATTTTGATTTCACTAATAATTCTAAAGACAATACCAGAGCTGCATATAATTATGACATAAATTGTTTTCAAAATGGCGTAGAATTGGATTATCCTTTACTCAAAGTTGTCAAAGAGGAAGATAATATTATGAAAGAAATACAGCCAAACACGTCTATTACAATTGCGGAAGCATTTATTTTAAATGATAGAAGTAATGTAGATTTAGAGGTGGAAGCCCATTCGTCATTTATTGATAAAAAACTTATTAAAAAGACATTAACACTTGAATAAATTATTTAATGGAGCGTATCTTTCGGTGCGTTCCATTTTTTATTGAAAAAGTGCTTGACTTTTTTGTGCGTACGGTTTATATTAAATGTGCGGACAGAAAAGAGGTGAGTATATGTCCAATAAAAAAGGTAGACCTAAACTCGACAATCCTAAAAATGAAAGAATATATATTCGTGTCACCAAAGAGGAAAAGGAAGAAATAATGAATTTTTCTGATAAAAGCGGATATACAATACTTGATTTGATTAAAAAAGGCATTGAAAAAGTAAAAGGGCAAAAAAAATAAAGTGTTGCACCGCTACCAACGAACACAACACTTTAAAACCACCAATCCGAAAGGAATTGATAAATACAATTATATCAGTTTCTTTCGGAAAATCAAGATAATTAGAAAGGAATTTGATATTATGAACGAATTTGCAAAGATGATTTATAGTCAGTGGAGAAGAGACAACGAAGATAGAGATTTGTACTTTAAGAAAGGTGAGGAACTTAACGAAGAGTTAGAAAGCATATTGAGCAGTAATTTAAGTGATAAGATATACGATACTTTTTGTAAGAGCTGTTTTGAAATCGAAGAAAGTGCTTTTATAGCTGGATTTGGTTATGCTTGCAAGTGCCTTTCAAATGGCAAGATTGAGTTAGGCGGTGGTAAGTAATGGGCAATCAATACCGTTTAGAAACTATTCAGGACAATATTAATAATTTTGATTTAAAGGAACAGGACAAGGCTACAAAGGAAGTGGCATAATATTATTGCGTGAGGCATTGCGGGCATATACTCCCACTACGCAATAAGTTCTGTTTTGAGAAAACGATAAAGATTTTGTAGGAGGTAAAATAATGAGTTATAATTATCCAACTGCAAAAGATAGTTCTCACAATGAGATTAAAGTACCTATGAACACTAAGAATATTTGCGGCGTAGACTGCTATGAGCAGAATGGCGTTGCGTACTTAAGATTGGAAAATGTTGCTAGAGGACTTGGGTTTACTCAAACCCAAAAGAAAAACGGAGTGGAATATATATCTATTCGTTGGGAAACAATCAACAGATATTTAGAGGATATTGGTTTCCCCAACAAGCTGGGGAAAGACGATTTTATCCCAGAAAACATCTTCTACCGACTAGCAATGAAAGCCAAAAATGAAACAGCAGAGAAATTTCAAGCATTAGTGGCTGATGAGATTATTCCGTCAATTCGCAAGAATGGAATATATGCTACTGATAATGTTATTGATGAAATACTGAATAATCCAGACTTTGGAATAGAATTATTAACAAAGTTAAAACAGGAAAGACAAGCAAGAGTTGAAGCAGAAAGAAAGAATGCTATCTTAACACATGTCAATAAGACATATACAATGACAGAGATTGCTAAGGAACTGAATCTGAAATCTGCCATTCAACTTAACAAGTTACTTGCTGATAAAAAAATTCAATACAGTGTCAATGGAACTTGGGTTCTTTACTCACCATACAGCAGTATGGGATATGAAGAAATTAAGCAAGAAATCCTCGACAATGGTAAGGTTATTTATCACAGGAGAATAACACAGCTTGGAAGAGAATTTATACTGCAATTATTCAATGAAGTTGCATAGATTTTCTTGAGAATATTAGAATGGCTCAAACAGAAATAAATATAATGGTTGCAAGAAATTTGTAACCACACTAAGGAATGTATCAGAAATGGTGCATTCCTTTTTTAATGCCTTGAAAGGGGTGGTTTGATTGATTGACGCAGTTGTGATTGAGGGGGTTAGATTCCCAGTAGCATATAACGGCTACACATACAGTAGGAATAAGATATGGTCTAAGAACACAGGAAGAAACGACTACGGCGAAATGGTAGGCACGATTGTAGCACTCAAAGACAAGATTGAACTGCAATTACCGCCGCTAACAGGCGAGCAGGCACTGTTGCTTGATAATGTAGTAAGCGACGTAGATAACCCATTCCCAACGGCACAAGTCCTATTCTTAGGCGGTACGCAAAAAGAAATGACAATATACACAGGAGATGTGACATATCCGTATCTCACAAGGGCGAAGAATGAGGACGGACTTATAGTCGGAGCAAAATTAAGTTTAATTCAAAAATAAAGGAGAGTTCCACATGAAACTTAAAACAAGTGAGTTAATAGACAGATTTCAGAGCTTAAGTAACATATCGCACGACAAGACTACAGGCAGAATTGCTATGGCTGTTATGTGCAATATTAAGGCATTGGAAGAACTGTACAAAACAACGCTACAGACCATAGAAGATACCAAGGTTAAGTATGCAGATAAGGACGACAGCGGCAATCCAGTTATCAACGATAATCAGTATCAGGTTACATCAGAGAACTTAAAGAAGTTACAGGAAGAATTGCAGGAAATCAATGAACAAGAGATTGAAGCGCCTGACATGACAATGCTTCCTATGGATGCATTCGATAAATGCGAAGAAATCACACCAGCTACATTATACTCAATCGAGTTTATGATATCACATTAATTAATCAATAAAGGCGGTGTAGAATGAAGATATTAGACACAGCTATGACGGAAATTGTTAAGGGAAATAGTGCAAGATACTATTCTAAGTATGTTGTTGACGGAAAAGAACATACCGAAACACTTAACAATTTCAAGTTCCAAAACATAATAAATCCCAATAACGAAATTACGATAGGTAACACTTGTGCAAGCAGTGTTACCTTTTCTATTTATATGCCAACAATAAGCCTTGAAAATAAGGAGATTACCATATTTGAGGGTGTCAAGGTTGGCACAGAAATTAAGTATATTAAATTGGGAATATTTACAGTTACTAAACAGACAAGTGACGGAGAATACACAAGCTATGAAGCATACGACAGAATGTACAAGGCTGATATGCCTTACTTCTCGGATATGGCATTTCCTAGCACAGATAAAGCTATTCTTAATGAGATATGTGGCAAGTTAGGTATATCTTTAGCGACAAATATAGTTACAGCACATACTATCAGCGACAAGCCACAAGGATATACCTATAGAGAAATTATCGGCTATATGGCTATGCTACAAGGCTGTAATGCAGTAATTAATTCTGACGGAAACCTTGAATTAAGGTGGTATAAGGATAGCGGTTATGTACTTGACGGACATAAGTATTATCAGCAGGGCGTTACATTTACAACGAGTAAAGATTTTATCATACAAAAACTGACATGTAATAATACCAAGAGTGGTTCCACAGAACAAAGCGAGATTACTTCTGGTGACGGAGCAACAGGACTTAGTTTTGCCAATCCGTTTATGACACAGGCAATTCTTGATGAAGTCTATAAAAAGATAGGTGGCTTTACATTTAGACCGCTTACAGTTAAGTTTGTCGGTGATTACCGACTAGAAGTTGGTGACATTATAACTGTCAACAAAGGTGGCGTTGACTACAAAGTGCCTATAATGCAGATTACGCACGAATGTGACGGCGGCTTAATGGATACTGTTGCATCTATCGGTCAATCTGACACAGAGAATACAAGCGTTGCTTCTGGTCCTATTACTAAGCAGATGGAACGGTACTATGCCGACTTGATACTTGTAAATAAAGCACTTATTAATAAACTATCTGTTGATGAAGCTGATATCAGATACGCAAGCATTGAAACCTTAAATGCTGTTAATGCTGATATTGACAACCTTAAAACAAATAAACTAGATGCAACATATGCAGATATCATTAATGCTAATGTGGAAAGCCTTAAGGCGGCTAATGCAGAGATAATCAAACTTAAAGCCAATTCATTAACGGCAGATATAGCAGATATAAAGTATGCACAAATTGATTTTGCGAATGTCAAAGGACAAGTTGTCACAACATCACTTATCAAAGATGGTGCAGTAACAAACGAAAAGGTACAAAGTCTTTCAGCAAACAAGCTGACAGCAGGTACTATTGACGCAAGCAAGATTACAGTTACTAATCTTAATGCTGATAACATTACAGTAGGTACAATCAATGGCAAGCGTATCGGAACAGGTTCTTTATCTTTGGATAAGTTAGCTGAAGAAGTGCCAACAAAAGAATATTTAGACAAGGTACAAGAAGACCTACAAGGTCAAATTGACGGAAATATTGAGACATTCACTAAGACAGAAATACCTACGCTTAATAATGAGCCGGCTGTTAATTGGACAGACGATGCCACAAGAAAAAAGCATATAGGCGATATCTGTTATGTGGTTAATCCGACTTCAAGCGCAGATGGATATTCATACAGATTTGCTGATACAGGTACATTAGAAGCACCTAACTATGAATGGGTATTGATTAAGGATAGTGATGTTACTAAGGCATTACAGGACATTATCAACATCAATGGTGAGATTACTGGAATTAAGAAATTTAATGTTGAAATTAGTTCATGGAAAACTGATACAGACAGTGAATTATCAAGCCTTAAAACGCGAACAACTACTCTTGAAACTGACATGGGTAACAAGGTTGATACTAAGACATTTAATGAGATTAAACAGACTGTTGATGAAAATAGTTCTACTATAACTAAAATGTCCGAAACGCTTTCTAAAAAAGCTGATAGTAGCACTGTTACAACTTTAAGCAACACTGTTAATAGTATTAAACAGACAACAGACAGTAACACATCAAGCATCAGCAGTATGCAGACAACCATTAAGAACAAAGCTGACAGTTCGACAGTTACTGCATTGTCAAATAAGGCTTCTGAACTCGAACAGAGTTTGAATGGCTTTAAAGCAACTGTAAGCGATACATATGCGACAAAGACAGATTTAAACACAGTTGACGGGAAGTTCGCCAATTACAGTACGACAGCGCAAATGAATTCTGCGATTACACAGAGTGCAAATAAGATAACAAGTAGCGTTAGTGCAACTTACACCACTAAGACAGAGCTTAACAATCTGCAAATTGGTGGAGTTAATAGATTCATAAAGAGTACTGTAACTCCTAATAAGTATATAACAGCCACTGGCATAATAACAGATGGCGGTAACTATTGGGATTTGACGGACTACATAGATGTGTCTAAGTGGAAAAACTATGTAGCGAGTGGATGGACCAATCTGGGTAATGCACCGGCTACTTGTTTTTATGACAGCAATAAAAAGTTTATCAGCGGAGTAGCAGATAAATCTACTGGAGTAAGAGGTTCTCTGCCAGTTCCTTCTAATGCTGTATATATGCGTTTTAGCTTTGCACATGTAGATGCAAACAAGCTAAAAATAGAAAAGGGTACAAAAGCTACAGATTATTCTCCAGCACCAGAAGATATTGATGTTAAGTTTAACAATTATGCTACAACAGCAAGCCTTGACCTTTATATCAAGAAAGACCCCACAAGCGGCGAGCTTAAATCCGCAATTGAAGCTATAGCAGACGACATTACACTTAAAGCTAAAGGCACAATTAATATTAGTGGTAATAAGTCTGTTAATATCAATGGTAATCTGTTCACATTAACGACAACTAATACCATTATTTCAGCAGATGGAACTATAAGATGTGATAACCTGATATCGAGCAATGCGAAAATAACAGGAGGTTCTATTAATATAGAGACTGATACATCAACATATAGTGCGATTAAATTATCTTATGGAGATGCTTATTTGAAGGAATCACCATATCTTATAGAAATGTACAATCCAAATGTTAAAACACATAACAACATTGATGTACACGGTGTTAGCATTATTGGAAATGATAATGTGGCAATAAATGCTATTACAGATTTTGGCGTAGATATCAGAAAGGGGGTTCTATATGTAGATTCAGAAGCTACGGTAAGATTTGACACAGATTGTAACAATATATCTATATATCATTCATCATTGGGAAGACGATGCTATCCAGCAATGTATACACACAACCCTGTTGCATTTGATTGGGATGGAAGTGTATTAAGAATATATGTAGATGACACAGTAGTAGCTTCATGGGACTGGAGTTCAGATACATGGAGTAGTTAGAAAGAAAGGAAAACAATATGTTAAGTATAACAAAGACAACAAATTTAAGCGGAACATCTGTGATTAACGGCCAATCAGCCATGACAATGTATGCGGCTGTACCAGAAACTGGTTCATTGACAATTAGTCAGACAATCACTAACAAGGAATTATACCTTGCAAATCAGACGCAATGTGATAATGATTATGAGAATTTTAAGGCGGAAGTTAATAAGTTGCTAAAGAGTGAACAGCAGACAATTGATTCAGATACGACAGACATAACAGGAACAGTAACAGAGTAAATCATCAGAGAGTGCGGGTTTAAGTCCGCACTCTTATTTTTAAGGAGGTAAATTATGAGCTTAACAGGATTTCTTTCATACAGCTGTGTAAACTGGAAACAGTTACCAGATAAAAGCACTCCGCTCAGTGCGGCAAACCTAAATGCAATGGACGTAGGCATTAAGAATAACAATGATATGATTAGCAATCAAGCACCTTAGTAATACTAGGGTGCTTTTTTGATACACATTTTTCTAGGTTTAGGAGGTAATTTATGAGTAAATTATTCGGAATTGACACATCAAGATGGCAGGGAGATTTTGATTTCAAAGCTGCAAAGGATAATGAGGGCGTGGATTTTGCAATCATCAAGGCAGGCGGTGCTGATGATGGTTTATATGAAGATAGAGAGCTTGAGAACAGCTATAATAAGTTGAAAAGCGCAGGCATCCACAAGGGAGCATATTTCTTCGGTAACGCATTAAGCAATGACGAAGCTGTAAATGAAGCCAGATACTTTGCACAGCTCTTAGCAGGCAAATCATTCTGCTATCCAGTATTCTATGATGTTGAAGCAGGCATGGTTACTGGCAATGACCTTACGGACATTATTATGGCATTCCTTGATGAAATGAGAAACGCAGGATATAAGAATGTGGGCTTATACTCATATGAGAACTGCATTAACAATTATGTAGACATTTCAAGAGTAAAAGAAGCTGGTTATGCCGTTTGGGTAGCAAAGTATTCAGATACAAAACCTAGCATTGCTGTTGATTATGATATATGGCAGTTTGGCGGCGGTGTTAATTATCTTAGAGACACACAGATTAACGGACAGACAGTAGACCAGAATTACTGCTACACTGATTATTGCACAGACCATGTAGTTGAAGACATCACAGTGCCGGATTATCAGCCAGTACCAGACACTAAGTACCATAAGGGCGACACAGTTAAGGTACTCAACGCAGTTCAGTATGATAACGGCGAGTCATTCAGTACTTACTATGATGAGTACAGTGTTTTATCAGTTAGTGGCAGAAGAGTTGTTATCGGAATTGACGGAGTAATTACCGCCGCTATTGATGAAGATAACATCAGTCTTATTAAGTGCGTATATGACAGCGATATTAACACAGATACAGTAAGCCGAGGCGACGGCAAAAAAGTCAGAGTACTTGATAACATTGATTATGATGGTGTGAGATTTGCGACATATTATGATGAATATGATGTGATTGAAGAGGACGGAGACAGAATTGTTATAGGTATCGGTACAACAATCACAGCTGCTGTCAATATTGCTAATCTTAAATTTATCGGCGGCGCAAGTTCTGATGATACGCCTACAGATATCCCATTCAGTGAAGATATTGAAGAGGGTAGCACAGTAAGATTTGTCGGAAACACAGATTATGACGGCACAGCTATTAAGGCTTGGTTTGATGAATACATAGTATCAGAAAAAAGCGGAGACAGAGTTGTGCTTGTACATGACGGAGAATTATTTGCGGCGGTCAATGTAGCTGATTGCGAATTAGTCTAATATATAAAATACCGGGAGTGTAATGCTCCCGGTAATATTTTAATTATTCAAATCTATCATAACAGCCATAACAGCAGGCATTGTTGTTACAGTGCCGTTTATGGCTTTAAATTCATAATTTCCCTCTAGTAAAGTACCATATACTGTAACATTGTCACCGACGAGCAAGTTAAAATCAAAAGAATCTCTATAATACATCAAAACAACATAATTATTAAAATCATCGTCATCTTCTCCAACAGATAAGTAGTATAAAGCTATGTACTCGCTTGATTCTTCTCCGTTATGCACATTTCCGTCTTTATCTTCGACTTCTCCGTCATATTTTAACTCTGCTACAATATTGCCTGTCAACTTTAATTCTTTATCAATATACTTATTAGGTGTACGCTTGAGCATTTCAACAGTTATATCATCAGGATATACACTCTTGTCTCTTGATAATAATGTTTCTTGTTCTGTCTGGACTTCACTGGCACTTTCAGCATTACTATCAAAAGCACCATTCTGACACGCCACAAGGCTCAATAAGCACATAGCAAGTGCGATACATATAATTCTCTTTTTCATAGATAAATCCCCCTAAATTTAATTTTACTAATCATATCACAATATACATAATTTGTCGAATACTGTCGAAACTTGCGATATCTTTAAGTTGATTTTTATATTATAAGTATTTATAATAATAATTGTCCGAGAGAGTTCGGACGAAATCTTCAAGTTTTGGCTAGGTGGCACTGTTTGATTGGCGTTGGCAGTGTCACCGCTGAAAACTGTTAATCTACTGGGGGGCAGGTTGACATGTAAGAACAGATGTTCTATAATAACACCATCGCTACCAGTGTTATATCGTGCAATAAGGGGGATATATGGAGAATGAAGAATATAGGCAGAAGATAATCGAAGAAATCAAAGAAATAAATAGCGTTGAAGTACTAAAGTATATTTACAAAATAATGATGGATGTAATAAAAAAGCCAGTGTAAAAATACACTGGCATACACCTAGAAAAAAGTAAAAAGAAATATATTGCAGTGCGTTACTAATATCTGAGGTAGATTACTTTTTACAAGCAAGCAAACCTAGTCTTGTAACTGTTACATTTTCCAAGGTTTGTGTAATATATCCTTTGCTTGAAAGAGTTTTCATAAATGGCAATAGAGATATCATATCGAGATTTAAAGCATTGGCTATATCGCGATAATCTGTATTGCCTTTCTCATTTCTTTTAGTGATAATAGTTATAAGAACATCATTCTCATTCAGCATATTGTTTACGCTCCTTTTAATAAATCTATTAAGCCGAGAACATATTCTTTTTGTTCGTCATTTAACTCTAAAAATGTATGTATCGAGCGTACTAATCTTCTGTCATTCCTTATCTTAATCCACAAATCAGCTTGTTCCGATAAATCAAGTTCTTTTTCTTTCCCAGTTCTTAAATAATCCACAGGTAATCCTAAAACTTCTGAAATTTTACCCAATCTATCATCTGGAAATGAACCTTTGCGTAATTGACTAATGTAGCCATTAGCAAAACCACATTCTTTTTCTAATCTTGATATAGGAATTTTTCTCTCTTTGCAAATTCCCCTTACTCTTTCTACAGTGTTCATTTGTTTTTCCTCCATTTTTAGAGATTTACCTAAAAAGGTGTTGACAAATTAGAGAACACTCTATATAATAACTTTAGGTTTTAGAGAAAAGCCTAAAGTTAAAGGGAGCATTCTCAAATATGTTTTTGGCAATTCATAGTTTAGAACATTCTCTAAATAATGTCAAGTTTTTCTCTAAATCCTATATAAATTAGGAAAGGAGAAGTCTATGTTTTATCAAAAAATAGTTGATTATTGCAATAAGAACAATCTTTCTATAATGGCATTTGAAAAGAAATGTGGTATCGGCAATGGAACTGTGGGCAGATGGAAAGATGATAATTCATTGCCAGCATTAACCACTATTCAGAAAATTGCAGATGCAACAAGTATTCCCATAGAAAAATGGATTAAGCAAGAATGATAGGCGATTGAAGCGTCGTTTAACTTTGCAAGAAAGGAATGACAATGAAAAAAATAACATTTTCAGATGTTGCATTAGTGATTGCAATACTTACATTACTATTTCAGATTTTTTGTCATTTTATTTTACCAAGATTTTGACAAGGAATGTGACAACGACAGAAAAGAGTAAAAATGGAGAACATTTTATAGCGCAAAGTACAAACAGATTAGAATTTTTGATATTGATGCAATAGAAAAGTGATGGTAGCGGTAAATAGTTGCAAACTTTTATTCAAACATCATTAGTTCTTTTTGACAGGGATAGCGTCCTGTTCGTATCAAGTGTGAATTACCTACCGATTGGCAGTTTTGTCTTTAGCATATTTATTTAATTCTATTGATATAGAAATAAGAGCGTACAGGGTGCAGAAGTCTACGCCACAGAAGTATGAGCCGACCACTGATATACACAATGCTATGACAGTATCCATACAATCTCCTTTCGGAAAGTGTCTACCATCACTTCTCTATTGTATCAATAAATATAAAGTTCTACAAGTTACAGCAGATAGGAATGAGCAGAATCGCTTAAATGCACCTTAAAAGGTCAAAATATATCACACACAAATACAAAAGGAAAGGAATGCGTTTATGGAGCTACAGATTTTTAGCAATTCAGAGTTTGGAGAAATTCGAACTATTACTAAAGATGATGAACCTTGGTTTGTGGCAAGTGACATATGCAGGTCATTAGATTTGTCAAACCCAACAATGGCTATGCAAAGAATTGACGATGATGAAAAGGCTAAATTTAATTTAGGGTTATCTGGTGGAGAAACGAATTGTGTAAATGAATATGGTCTTTACTCATTAGCACTTGCAAGCAGAAAAAAGGAAGCCAAAGATTTCAAAAGATGGATTACACATGAGGTTCTTCCGTCCATCAGAAAGAACGGCGGCTACATAGCAGGGCAGGAAACAATGTCTGATGATGAACTCATGGCAAAGGCACTTCTTGTAGCCAATAACAAGATAGCCGAAAGAGATAAGATAATCGAACAGAAGCAAGCAAGAATTGAACAGATGAAACCTAAAGAGATTTTTGCGGACGCAGTAGCAACAAGCCATACATCAATCCTTATTGGAGATTTAGCAAAGTTAATTTGTCAGAATGGTGTGCAAATCGGGCAGAAGCGATTATTTGTATGGTTAAGAGATAGGGGCTATCTGATTAAGAGTGGCAGTTCTTACAATATGCCAACGCAGAGGTATATTGAGCAGGGGCTATTTGAAATCAAGGAAAGCAACCTTGTTAATCCAGATGGAAGCGTAAGAATTACACGCACACCAAAGGTAACAGGCAAAGGACAGGTTTACTTTGTTAATAAGTTCTTGAAAGGAGATAACAATGTTCCCATTCGATGATTCATTACCCTTTGATGAAATACAGGGCATTACAAAACATAAAAGCAAGAGAGTTATTGCTGTTACAGGTGGCATAAGTGACAAAGGCTTAATCAATGAAGTCTGCATGGATATATATGCGCAGGTAGAACGCGAAGTCGGGTGTCGTTTTAGTTGCATTAAGCGTGATGATTTAGCAGATGTGCATGAGTTCATTGATTCTTACGAACCGCCATTATGCCTAATGAAAAGGATAAAAGAATATGAAAGAAAAGATAATTAACATATTCGCAACACTGGCAGGAATCTAAGAAAGTGCAGAACATGTACTTTTGCTACAAGTAAGGAGTGTTTATGGAAGCAAGGATAAGAGAAGAAATGCTCAACTTGGGTATTCTATCCAATAAAAGAGGTTACATCTACATAATCGAAGCTGTTAAACGGTTCAATTCTTCTATAACAATGGAAGAAATTTACAATAACATTGCTAGTACAGTAGGCAAGTCAAGATGTGCTGTTGAAGGGTCAATTAGAACAGCAATTAAATCAGCTAACCATGATTTATCAGCATGGAAGAATTATGACTGCCTCACAACAAGAGGATTTATTGCAACAATGTATTACAGATGCAAGGAGAGTGCCAATGAGTAACATAAAAAGAATTATTAAGCTGAACAGAAACAGACAGAGAGCTATAAGGGAAAAGGATTTCAGAAAGTTCTATACTTTCAGCTGCAAAATCCATCTAATTGAAAGAATGGATAAAGTACCAATAGGAAGTTACATATTAAAGTAAGGAGAGAAAGAAATGGAAAATGCAATTAATAATAACAATATCACATTAATAGGAGTAGTCGAGAAAGAAGCAGAATACTCACATGAAGTATTCGGCGAGGGATACTACATATTTATGCTCAAGTGTTTAAGAACAAGTGGCAATGAAGATGTGTTACCAGTGATGATATCAGATAGACTTACTGATATTAGAGAAATCAAGGTAGGACAGGCTGTCGCGGTTTTAGGACAGATAAGAAGCTTCAATAAGCATACTGACAATATGAAGAGCAAGCTGATTCTAACGGTTTTTGCAAGAGAATTTGAAACGCTGACACAGGATTCAGAAGAATTACCGTTTGAAGATAATACCAATATGGTTACACTTGACGCTTATATCTGTAAGCCACCTATATACAGATGTACTCCAAAGGGCAGAGAGATTGCAGATATCTTAGTAGCGGTAAACAGACCATATGGCAAGTCAGATTACATACCATGTATAGCATGGGGAAGAAATGCAAGATTTGTAGGCGGACTTGAAACGGGGGAGCATATCCAGATTCAGGGTAGATTCCAGAGCAGGGAATACGCTAAGAAGATAAGCGACAATGAAGTTGAAACAAGAACTGCTTATGAAGTATCGGTAAGCAAGATTGATTATGCAGAGGAGGGCGAAGCTGATGTGTAGTGATATTACAGTTAGAGAGTTAGCGGGTATGGCTCTTGATGAAGATATGATGTGTCAGATATGGTCAGCGTTGCGTGGAACAGTTTTTAACGGTTCGTTTGAAGAAGCTAAGAGTTCAGAGTATGCAGACATAATAGTTGATAACTTCCAGATTGAAGATGGTGTATTTGTTATGAATATTTAATAAGGAAAGGGTATTGTTTATGAAAATGTTTTTAAAAAGAGCGGTTTTAGAGAATTTTATGTGTTACGCAAGCAGAACAGTTGATTTTTACGACATAACAAAGATTACGGCTGAGAATGGCGTAGGTAAATCAACAATAGCCACGGCATATTTGTGGTGCTTGTTTAACTGTGATTATGAGTTAAAGGATAACCCGGTAGTCAGAAGAGAAGTTGGCGGAAAATCAGTTGATGATATGGACACAAGTGTTGAACTTGTACTTGATGTTGACGGAAAAGAAATCACTATGAAGAAAGTGCAGAAGCGTACTTACAGTAAGGACGGCAGTTCATACAAGGACGATAACAAGTATTTTGTCAATGATGTGCCTAAGACATTAAAGGACTTCAACGCGTATCTTGATGTTGATATGAATGTATTTAAGATGTGCAGTAACATTAATGCATTTCTTAATCAGAAGCCAGCTGAAATGAGAGAATACTTATTCAGTCTTGTTGAGAATGTGACAGACCTTGATATAGCACGTTCTAAGGCTGAATTAGCCGAGTTAGTTCCTTTGCTTAATAAGTATACAGTTGAAGAATTATCTGCTATGAATAAGGCAACTAAGGCTAAAATTACAAAGGATTTACCTATCCTTGACGGACAGATTAAGGAAAAGGAAAGAGATATTCAGATTAAGCAGGACACAGATGTATCTGACATTGAACTATATAGGAACAGTCTCAAAGAGCAGATTGCTGATTGCATTGCAAAGCAGACTGACAATGACAAGCTGTTAGCTGAATATGACAACGCTAGTGCTAATATTCTTGATTTGAAATTTAAGCAGGGAGATTTATCACGCAAGGCTAACAAGGAGAATATCAATGCTAGGAGAGAGATTGAGGACAAGATTTCTGATAAAAAGTTCCTTGTTAAACAGACAGAAAAGACTATTGCCGATACTGAAAGCCGTGTTGCCAGTTCAGAAAAGGTCATTGAAAATATTAAGAACTGTTTACAGGTAGAGCGTGATAAGTGGAAAGAAGAAAATGAGCGTAAGTTTGATGATTCAAGCTTCATCTGCCCTTATTGCGGTAATGAATATAAGGAAGATAAGAAAGAACAGTTAAAGGCTGATTTTGCAAAACATAAGGCTGATAACTTAAAGGCAATTACCGACAATGGCAATATGTACAAGGAAAGACTTGATAAGGAAAAAGCTACGCTTGAAAGCCTTAAAACAGAATTGCCACAGCACAATGAAAGCCTTGAAATGCTGAATACAGCCATTTCAGACCTTGAAAAGCAGTTATCCGAACTTCCACAGGAAATTGATGTGACAGCAACAGAAGAGTACAAGGCACTTGAACAGCAGATAGGCGAAAAGGAACAGGCTATGCACAAGGCTAATGACATTTCAAGTATCAAGGCTGAATTAAAGACACAGGAAAGTGATTTAAGGCAGCAGTTGTCAGAGTGTGAGCGAAAGATAGCTGAAAGCAACACAGAGAAAGACGAACAGCGACTTGAAGAATTGAGGGCAGAACAGCGTACACAGGAACAGAATAAGACTAATGCTGAAAAAATCCTTGATTTGCTTGATGAACTGGACAAAGCGAAGAATGAAACATTGTCTGACAGCATTAACAGCCATTTCTCATTAGTTAAGTGGAAGCTGTTTGAACTGAACAAGTCTGGCGGTTACAAGTCAGTTTGTATACCTACAGTTAACGGAAAGTCAATTCTTACAACTATGAGCAATAAGGGTAACAGAATTCTTGGCAGAGTTGACATTTGCAACTCTATTCAGAAGATTAGCGGTATGTCAGTGCCTATTATCTTAGATGATAGTGAGAGCCTTGACAGCACCAATCAGAAGAAAGTTGCTGAAATGGTTGATAGTCAGTTAATTATGCTGATTGTCAATGATAGCGAGAAACTAGAGATTGTGGAGGGATAAGCATGAGCAAAATGAGAGTTTGGCATAATTGCCAAGTAGGAGCGGTTAAAAACTTTTATGTTGAAGTTGAAAGCATTGAACAGGCTTGGAAAATCCTTAATACATTATGGGATTATGATTTATTTCAGTATGAAAATAAGATAAAGCCTGACTATTGCAATGCATCTGGTCTTGAATATTTTGACGAAGAAGAGCAGGAGTGGTGCGAATGGTATGACGATAATGGACTTGATATAAGAGAGCATTTTGAAGAAAGTGAGGAATAATATGAATGATAGATATATCGTAGAGCGTGAATTTGAACACACAGGATATAAATGTGTCGTGGTATTTACACACATGGGACATAGATGCGGATATGTCGGGATTCCAAAGAATCATCCATTATACGGAAAGGATTACAGCGATTACCTTGAAATCAAGAAAGCTGATGTCGGAGACAGAGAAGTAAGTGGGATCCTTCCTTTGCTTGGTGCTTGGCTGGATGAAGATGAAAGAATCCGCATTGAAGCATATTTTCAGTGTCACGGTGGCATTACATATGCAGGTGGTGGAGAACATTCAAGTTATCCAATCGAAAGCGATTTGTGGTGGTTTGGTTTCGATTGCGGACACGCAGGAGATAAGTCGGATTTAGATTATGCGATACAGAAGTTTCCAAGCCATAGAAAAGAGTATGAACTACGAAAAATGGTTGAAAGTAAATATCCGATTGATGATGTTATCCGCGCCGAAGAATATGTTGCGGAAGAGTGTAAGAAGTTAGCGGAGCAGTTAAAAGAGTTTGAATAGAAAGCGAGAGATAATTATGGCATATAAAGCATTTAATCCAGATTTTACCTGTAAAGGTAAGCAGTACGAAGAAAACACAACATATGAAGAAAACGGAAATAAGATATGTGGAGCCGGTGTTATGCACTACTGTGAAAATCCATTTGATGTACTGGACTATTACCCTCTTGTAAACGAGAATGGTGAGATTTCAGAATTTGCAGAAGTTGAGCCACTTGGAAAAATTTTTAAAAGAGAAAACAAGAGTGCAACTAATAAACTTCACATTAAAGCCAAGCTAGGCTTAAAAGGTTTTATCAAGGCTTGTGTAGATTTTACTCTTGAGAAAACGAAGATTGAGGAAATTGAAGCTGACATAGAAAATGACAATGGCAATAATTACGCAAAGATAGGTTCAAGTGGAAATTACGCACAGATAGGTTCAAGTGGAAATTCCGCAAAGATAGGTTCAAGTGGAGATTCCGCACAGATAGGTTCAAGTGGAGATTCCGCAAAGATAGGTTCAAGTGGAAATTACGCACAGATAGGTTCAAGTGGAAATTACGCAAAGATAGGTTCAAGTGGAGATTCCGCACAGATAGGTTCAAGTGGAAATTACGCAAAGATAGGTTCAAGTGGAAATTCCGCAAAGATAGGTTCAAGTGGAGATTCCGCAAAGATAGGTTCAAGTGGAAATTACGCACAGATAGGTTCAAGTGGAAATTACGCAAAGATAGGTTCAAGTGGAAATTCC